AGCCGATGCGCCACCGGCTGCGCCAACTGTGGTGCCGACTGTTTGGGCGGTGAATACGACGGTCGCGCCAATATCGAGCGAACCAGCAGAAGTGGAGATTTTTGGGTTTGCTGCGTTTGCGCCAGTCAGGGTGATGAAGCGGTCGGCGGATACGGTGTGGTTTATCTGAACCTGAACGCTACCGGGTGAGTCGTCCGTTATGAACAGATGACTTCCTGCGTTCTGCGTCCGGTACTCCATATTCACGTTGGTATCGGAACCTTCAGCCCACAGAATCGGCCCTGCTCCAGTGCTTCTCGATTGAATCCGAACGTAATTAGCTGGCACTGACGCCGCCGTAAATTGTGTAGATAGTAAACCACCGGGTTTGATTTGCAAGTCACCAACACTCGGCCCAATTGCTGGACTCGTCGCACTATTCGCAATCGTGATCGAGTTCGCGCCGGAACCGGAAAGGGTCAGAGCCGTCGCTGTAGCGTTGTCCGTAATACCGCGAGATACGAAGGTGTCACCCGATACAGTTAGTCCGGTCGTCGCTTGAACCCTCGACGAAATCGCAAGGTCGCCAGCCGATGTGCCGATCGTGGGGTTCGTCGCACTGTTCGTAAGTGTTAAATAGTTTGCGCCAGCGCCAATTAGGTTTATGACCTTGGCGGTTGCGTCATCGTCAATTCCATGCGATGCGAACTTGGAACCAGCTTCCCATATCCAACTTGCCGCCGCCGAAATCTGGATGTACCCGATAAACCGGGAGTCATCAAGCTGCATATAGGTCGCGCCTGCGTCAGCGCGAATGACAGGGTTGTTTGCAAATGACGAAATTTCAATAAACGAATTGCCTTCACCAGTTAGCGACAGTGTTTTCCCCGTGCCTTGTATATCGATTGTCGAGGAGACATCCAGTCCGCTAGCAGAGGAATTAACACATACCAGCTTGTTCGCATTCCCCGTCAGCGTCGGCAGCTTGTTAAAGCCGGCGTTGATCGCCGCGAACTCCGCACGCATCGTCGCAGAGGTAATCTCTGAACCATCAGTAGGGCTGCCTGTCGGCGTGTAAAAATCGTTTGGCATTATCGTATCCCCCGACGAGGCGTGTAGTGGATGATGAGGCTGTTGATCGTGAAAGGCGCGGTGTAGTCAGTGAAATTACTGAACGTAATCGCGATGTTCTCGGCAGTTCCTTGCAGTTCGACCTCGCTCGGGAACAGTGTGCGACCGTCCCATACCAGACCGCTATCCCACGTATAACCGGCATCCCATGTGATATTTGCATAGTTCGCCGAGTAGCTTGCAGATGCCTGCGGTGCGATCAGCGGCGAGCCGTACCCGAGCGAGTACGACACGTTCAGCGCGGCGAACGTCGAGCCTGTGATCTCGGCTGACGCCTTGCGATAACGCTTGAGAACGCGCGGCGATTTGATCGAATCGAAATTCAGCGTGAGGTACGAATTGACCGCCGTGCCGTCGAAGCTGGTGCCGGCATCCAGCCGATGCACATATCCGCCGGACGAGCCGTAGAGTGTGATCTCGCTGCCGTCACTTTCCTCGCTGGCCCATGTGCAGAACACAGGGTCAGGAAAATAGACAGGCATCGCGCCAAGGAACTTGTCATTGACGATCGTGCAGTACAGCCCGTTGCCGTTGGAGAAGAACACGCGGAACTGGCTCTTCTCGCGATTGACGACGCATGCCGTGGCGTACTGGCGATTCGCAATGATGAACGGCCGGATATTCGCGGTCAGCGACGCCTGCTCGAAGTTGCCGTATGCCAACGTCGCATTCAGCCCGATGACACCTCGATCGTCCAGCGTGTAGGCACCGGACAAGTTTGCCGACATGTACGGCAGCGCGCCGACGCCGTTGATGTAGCCGGAGCCGGAGCCGGAGCCGTCGCCATGGCCGGAGTCGTAGCCATCACCGGAGCCACCACTGGAGCCGCAGCCATAGCCGTTCATGCGGCCCATGTCGGTACACTCTCGATGCTATTGCGCGCTTCATCAGTCACGCTGATGATCTCAATCGCTTCGGTGAGGACGATAGACGGCTACGGTAACGGCTCTGGCGACGGGTTTGGGTTCGGGTACTGGGATGGCGACGGCGACGGCTGAACACCGTGCGAGTGACAAGAGAAACGATTGAGCCGCCTAACGCCAGTTTCAGGGGCGGGCTGGGGGGCGTCGGCTTGAATGAATTGTTAGCGCCGTAGGAGGCGAAGCGATGTACGGAGAATACGAGCAGGTGAACGGCGCTGTCGCCAACGCATTGCAAGCTGAGGTTGACGCGCTGCGAAAGGACGCCGAGCGGCTGAGCTGGCTGCTGCAAAACCTGCGTGGCGCAGACCTGTACTTCTTGATTGGCTGGATTGGTGACGACATGCAGGCAGCGCGTTCGGCTATCGACGCTGCGATGACAGGCAAACGAGCCACCTAACGTCTGAATATTGTTAGCACTCACACGCGAGGGAAACATGAGCGACAAAATTAAAGTTGAGGTGATGGTCGAGGGCAGCGCCCGCTGGACCTGCGAAGTGGAAATGACGCGCGATGAATACATATCTTGGTGCGACCGGATCGACAGTGCGCGTGGGCACAAAGAAACGGAAGCCGCTGAGGAATTGATCGATCTTGGCAAGGTGGCTGGTCGGGACATTGGCATTGACATTGCTTGGATGCGCGTAGAGGACTTCATTGCGGTATACCACTAGAATTGCCAGCTAACAGGGGGTAGACCCCGAGACTAGGAGAAACAGAATGGCTTGGAGAGGTGAAGTAGAGGATGGGTCGGGATGGGGCGGGCTGGTTGCCAGCAAGTCCGAGCAGCGCGAGGAGGCGCGACTGGCTGCGCTTGAACGCGACGCTGCACGGTACAGGTGGCTGCGGGATCGGATGGCTGTTGGAGACATGCCGGAAGAACACCCCACATGGTCAACGCCGAGCGAACACGAATCCGCCACATTCGATTCTGAGGTGGATGCGCGAATGAATGGCGCTAACACCTGGCGGCGTCGGCTTGAAGAATTGCGATACCTGCGCGGACTCGCAGAAAACAAGAATCTGCCGACGCTGATGCGCGACACGTTGCGAAATGCTGCGGCAGAGATTGAGCGGTTGCATACGGCACTCGTTGCCATAACGAATGTACCTGTTGGTACGGTTCTTACAGCCCACCAGATGCGCATGATCGCAAAGAACGCGATTGCAACCTAACAGGGGCTAGACCTCGAATATGAGGCATATCACATGGGCCGCTTCGCGGCCTCGCATGCAACGAATTGTTAGCTCCACGGACTACACAAAGGAAACGCTATGAAGAAGATTTATGCGGTCAATTCCGGATCCTACAGCGACTACAGGGTCGTTGCGCTTTTCTCCACCCCCGAACGCGCTCAGGAGTTCATGGCGGCAGTGCCGGACAGCGATTACAACGGCGTGGAGGAGTTTGAGTTGAACCCTGACACCGCCGACCTGATTAAGCGCGGTTATTCGCTTTGGTTGGTTCACATGCTGCGAGATGGCAACACGGAGCGCGTGGAACAACTAAAACTGAGCCTTTACGGCGTGGACGACGTGGGCCACCACATCTGGCGGCGCACACAAGCGCCAGCGTACAAGAGTCGCGGCATTCCCGACTGCCTAACTTCGACGGTGTGGGCAAAGAGCGAGGAAGCCGCCGTGAAGATCGTGAACGAGTACCGGGCGCGAATGATTGCCTCCGGTGAGTGGAGCTAACCCCTGAATTAAGCCGCGCCGCGAAGCGGTGTCGGCTTGAATGAAATGTTAGGGCGCAACCAGAACGAGGCCATGACATGAATGAGATTGACGTGGTGATTGAGGAAATGCGCGACAACGCGAAAGCGACCAATAGCAACATCATGCGCTACTTCGTTGGCAGGATGAAAGACGCGCGGAGCAAAGAGAAAGGCATCGATGAGTTGCTGCATGAAATCAACGTGGGCAAGATTCGCTTTGCATGGCTCCCGGTGCGGACGCATGAGGCAAACGGCCTGATTGCGACGGGCTGGGTATGGCGCAAGCTGTACCGCCGTGTCCGCTGCATTGGATTCCCCCGCTACTACAACATGCGAGTTGCGCCCTAACATCTGAGCTTAGGCGGGCCGCGAAGCGGTGTCGGCTGCAACGCGTTGTTAGACCTCGACTTATGGAGAAACGATATGACCGACCAAGAGCAAGAACTCCCCGGAATGCTGGCGCTGGCCGAAGGCGTGAAGGCTGGCGAGTGGCCGCACACGATGGATGCGCAAGTGTGGGCACGCAAGTGGTTGGAGATCACGAAGGACAACCCGGAGATTGCCACTGACGAGGGCGCGATGATCGGATGGTTTGCGAACGCAATCATGGCTGGCTACGACAGCGCGATGTTGAGGTCTAACGCTAGATAGCCGGAGTGAGGTAGTTGAGAAGTGGAACAGACGTGCACAATCATAGGAAGTTGGACATCAATGAGCAAGACTTACCGAGAAAAGCAGGAAGAGTACAAGGAACTGCCGGACAAGGAGTACAAGAAGAGGCAAAAGGAATTGCGCGACCTCAAAAAGAACAAGAGACACACCCCCAGAGGAAACAGCCATGAGGAAAGAGGAACGTAGAGCCTACGCCCCGGAGGGAGGGCTCGTAACAGCTTGGATTGTTGTGTTCATCGGCTACATCGTAGCCGCTATAGCTTCTTTAACATCAGGAGAATAGCTATGAGGAATTACATGCTTAGGCGCAGAGGGTTGGGGCGTCGGTCCTGCAACGCAATCAGCCAGTTCTCTACTGCGGGCATCTGGGTAGTTAGAAATGATTATATGGGTGTCATCTCCGCGGGCGACCTGGTGTTTCGTTGGGGCACTACATCCACCCTCCCGGACGGTGTGAGGGTGGTGAATACGGCGTACGCTATTCACAGAGTAAATAACAAGAGGGATTTCCGCCTCGCCCTAGCAAGACATAGGCTCTCGCCTCCGTCGTGGGGAGATTTAGCGGAGGTTCGGGCAGACACTCGTTACCCACTAGTAGTTCGCCCGAGTCGGCATGCACAGGGGGTAGGGGTACATCTGTGTCACGATTTCTCCGAGCTGGAAAAGGCGTGTGATTTGTACGATGAGTATTACATCTCCGAGTATATACGCAAGGATGCGGAATATAGAGTGATGGTAATATGTGGGCGAGTAGCGTGGGTGGCCCGCAAAACTCCGGGAAATCCGGACGATGTGGCCTGGAATGTAGCACGCGGGGGCCGCTTCGATAATGTACGGTGGGGAGACTGGCCTCTGAGAGTGTGCAATGCAGCAGTGAGTGCCCTGGCCCTGTCCGGCCTGCACTTCGGAGGAGTGGATGTAATGGTGAAGGACGGGGTGCCTTACGTCCTAGAGATAAATTCGGCACCTTCACATACATCAGAGTATAGACAACAGTGCACAGCCCGCTGCTTTGATTACATAGTGCAGAACGGAAGCGCCGAGCTATATCTAGGTACACTGGCGGAAGATTCGTGGAGGAATTACATACACCCAGCTATCAGTGAGCGGGCATCGATGCCATGACAGACAAGAAATTTTTGGTGCTGTATTATTGTGAGGGAAGTAATAACCTGTATGGCTGTGTACAGGTTGACTGCTACAAGGAGGCAATGAGTAAAGTAAGATCTGTTGCTGGCGATAAGGCAGTTGTAACGGAGGCGTGGTTAGTAGATCGCACCTACTCCAAGGATGAAGAGGCGGATGTTATGGAACCACTCATTTATGGACAGCCAGCAACCCCGAATTACAGGCTTACAAATCTCCTCGCTGGGATGAGGAGGGGCAGAAAGGGAGAGGATAACACTGCGGAGATTACGCCTCCTCCAGTAGTGGACATTCCTCCTTCGTGCTCTTTGCCTGTACCTAAGCTTGTACCCCCCATCCTACCGGCAGCCAAGCCCTATAGCAGGAACAATTATTTCTTGGCTCACTCGTGGCAGAAAGTTAACATCAACTAAACATTAGGAGAGTAGATATGAACTGTCCGTATAAGATCGGGCATGATGCTGAGTTCTTCGTTTACAATGAAGCCTCGCAAATTATTCCTGTGTGTGGCCTTATCGGTGGAACAAAGAGGGTACCCAAAAAACTTCCAACCTCAAAGATTGGTACAACTGTTCAGGAGGATGGAGTGGCGCTTGAGGTGGGCATGCACCCGGTAGGCGTTAACTCTTTCGTGGAAGCAGCCAGGCGATCCATCGAGGAGGCTGGAGTATTCGCTAGGAAGAAGAAGCTGACAATAGTACCCTTCATGTCCGCAAACAAGTTTGATAGTAATCTGCTGTTAAAGTTTCCGCAAGCTATGGAGATAGGATGTAGCCCTGACAGGAATGCGTGGAAGCGTGGACAGGCTAGGCAAGGACTTAGTGTAGAAAGTTTGGGGGATAACAGATTTACTGGGGGGCACCTTCATTTCAGCTTCCCTTGCACAGGTAAGGGGGAAGGGCACAGAGCAGAGAACGGTACTCCTACATGGGCAATAGTGCAGATGCTAGACGCATTGGCTCTTACTTTCTGGCCACACTACAGCAAGCAGGATCAGGGCGATAGATACCAATGGTATGGACTGCCCGGCCTGTACAGGGAAAAGCCTTATGGGCTGGAGTATCGCACTCCCACAAATCATAGTGTGTACTCTAATAAGATGCTATGTAAGCTATTTGTAGACGACTGTGCTAGCGTAGTTCAGGCATGCTGTGAGTTGCCCGGAACTACGGTGAGGTCTATCTATGACAGCATACCTTGGGTAGAAGTGGCTAACCTTCTTGATCTCAACAAGTATCCGGAGAATTCGTCCAGACTTAATTCTCCTCATAGCCGTGCGTTGGAGAGTGTAATGGCTGTGCTGCGTAAGCATCTGGGAGAACTTCGTGATGAATGAGATGCGCGGATATACGGTAGATGATTTCCTAGGATACTTTGCGGGAGCAGAGTTTCTCCATCCGGTTGATGGGGTTCCGTGCAGTATAACAGGAGTCACTAATGATGACGTGTGCGTATTTCGTGTTAGGGGAGGGGGGGAGGTGTCTCCCATAAAAAGGAGAGACGTAACATTCGAGATGTTTGGCAATTATCCAGAGCTAGGGTATAGGCACACACAGAATGGCAGATTCCTGTTTAACATTAAACATGTGCCACGGAGGCAGGCCAGGAAGGGGCTTAGATTTTCTTCCCTAGTTGTAGAAGAGGTGCCTGAAGTGGAACTGCTAGCTGCTAGAGCAGGACAGGCTCACACCTACCTAGCGGAGGGGGACAGGGAAGATGCAATTATGGACTGCGTACTGCGCCCATCTTTTCTATCTCTAAGACAGGCGGTAGCTATTCTAATGTCAGAAAACAGCAACGCTTTGGGTGTGGCAATTAGTCCATCCACTGCCGTCACATTCACCTCAGCGGGGGAAGTGTGCGAGCTAGTTCTCCTGTTTAGGGGAGCAAGCATAGCTAGCTCTAAGGATGGGACAATCTGGGAAACGACATCAGAAGAGTACGACGGGGTATTGTCTCGCATACTAGAACAGGAAGAATTGCGCCATGAATAGAGTGGTAGTATATGGATCTCTTAAGAAAGGATTTCACAACTCATCTCTACTAAAGGATTGTACGTGCCTGTCTGATGAGGTTACGTTTCAGGGAGATATGTTCTCTCTTGGAGCGTTTCCGTTCTGTACAAAGGGAGGAAACAACACTATCTATGGAGAGATGTACGAGGTAGACGATTCCGTTATGAGTAATCTCGATAAACTAGAGGGGCACCCAGAATTTTATAGGAGAGAAGTAGTGGAAACGTCGGAAGGACCCGCGTGGGTGTATTTCATTTACAGTTCGGAGTACGATATGGAGAAACTCTGCGGGGTACCAGTGCCGTCCGGTAGGTGGGCAAATCCGTACGTAGGAGAGTGATGTGAAGATCGGAGACCTAGTAGGAAAGCCAGTGCACGCAAGTACGGGTGCGCCTTCCACATTAGTATTGCCTAATGCTAAGGTGGGTGTGGAGGTAGAAGTAGAGAACTGTACCGGAGTACCTCCCACCAACTCGTGGGAAAGTGTGGTGGATAATTCTCTACGAAATAATGGAATGGAATTTATCACTAGAGGCGGACTTGTAGGTGTGCAACTGGAGCTTGCGATAGAGGAGATATGTGAACTGGCCAAGGAGTATGGATGGAGCGAAGGAATGCCTAGAGCGGGCATCCACATACATTTGGATTGCACAGATTTCGATATGGCTAGAGGGGAACTGGCGCGCTTTATGGTGTTCTATCTACTCTTGGAGCACGCCCTGTTTAGGTGGGCAGGCAACTGGCGCAGAAACTGTGGATTCTGTGGGGCATGGTCGGAGTATAAAGGAAGCTATGACACTCTAGGCAAGATCATGTTCGATACGGAAGGCAAAGTACTGACGAAGCTGCTTAAAAGTGGAGGACTCAGCAAGTATCAGGCAGTTAATATCTTGCCTCTACACTCTCTTGGTACTATAGAGATGCGGCATCTCCCCACTACCTTCGACAAGAATCGCATACTCACATGGATCAATATGATCTTGCAGATAAAGAAGGCTGCTAAGGAGTATGATGGCTCTCCTAATGTCCTAAAAACTATCAGTAGCAGGGGCATTACAGAGTTTTGTCAGGACATTATGGGGCCACTGTGGGAACAACTACTTGTACACTTCTGCCCTTCCTCCGCGTGGGAGGCGGTTGATAATACTATCGCTCTTATGTCAGCGGGAGGAGCAGTGGTAAGAAGAACAAAATCTTCCCCCGATAATTTGTGGGATACCCCATCAAGCAACTGGGCAGTACGTAAACTCTCTCGCATGAAAGGAGACTCATGATATGTGCGGTATTGTAGGTGTTGTTAATGGTAAGGGAGCAACGTCGGTGCGCTCTGATGTGTGTAAGTACATGGAACATGGTACTCTCACAGGAATGCTTCGTGGTGCAGACAGTACTGGTATGTTCCAGGTAAGCCCCTCTGGGGGGGTTAAGATGCACAAGCTGCCTGTGGATGGGTATATGTTTCGGTCTAGTATGATGTTCTCTAGGCTTATCAGGGATGCAGATACCTCATCGGCCACTATCATGCACCATCGTGCGGCTACCAAGGGCAGTGTAAACTATGACAATTGTCATCCATTTATTCACGAGGACGGGGATAGATACCTTATAGGCGTACACAATGGCAGTATAAGAAACACTCCAGCTAGGTACGAGGAACAGGAGTTCTGCGTCGATAGTGATTATGCACTATACCGTATATTCAGGGAGGGCAAGGAGGCTTTTAAGCACTTGGATGGAGCGTATGCTTTTGTGTGGTATGAGGATGACCATAAACTTCGTATTGCGTGTAACGGAGAACGTATATTCTCCTTTGCCTTCTGCCACAAAAAGAATTCAATGCTGATAGCATCAGAACCTCGTATGCTAGAGTGGCTTGCTGAGCGTAACTCTATTGATATTGACGATGTGCTACAGCCTGACGCGCACAGGCTATTTACATTCGACCTCAATGGTGATTTGCGTCACTTTGAATCGGAACCATTTGAGAAGTACAAGGGATCTGCTATGGGGGGAGCCAGTGTGCAATCAAATTTTACTCGGAGTGGGACTCATGGCCAGAGTACCACGACCACAGCAGATTTGGTTGAGTTTTATGTAGATGAAAAGAAATCCACTGACACCCGTCTGGTGGGCGAAGTGATGATTGATGCTCCCGGAGGAGTGAAAATCCTTCCTGGGAGCATGCTGATGGAGGGACCTAGATACCTGTTAACAGATAAAACTTCCCCCCTTCTCGTACATCTCGTTAAGATTAAGAAAGGCAAGGCAATCCTTAAGGGTGTAGCTTGATAAAGGAGACTACAGATGGAAAGCGGTACTATAACACTTAAAGATGGGTGCACAGCATCCTTTAACTATCTTATTAGCCCGGTAATGGCTAACTGTGGCATGAGGCAATTAACTTCATTTAACTTTCGCACTAACTCCCCCAAAGGGCCCTACAATCAGTGGGGAGATGTGGTATATACTAGCGGTGACGCACTTAAAGAACATTTTCTGGAGGCTGCTCCAGCTATCATTAGCCACATAAGAGATCGTGCGAGGGTGTCTCTTATAGTGATGTCGGACAGGATATTTGAAAGGGGTGTGAGTAATGTGTATATAGGAAATAGTATGTATACTAAGCATCTAATGCATATTATTGAGGAGAATAATATAGGCTCTTACACTACATCACACTCTGTAAGAAATCTTACCTATGGCATTGATGAGCACATAATTAAGTGTATGTGCTGGGTGCCTCCGGGCAAAGAGAAGCACATCCTAAGCAAGGGCGTAATCGCAACTACCCCTAAAATAAGAAAGGAATCTAGGCTTATATCTGGGTACAAGAACTTCTGTAAGGAAGTACTGGCTAGCATGAGAGTTAAATGAGTGCGACAGCAAACATTCTCCGCTTAGTAAGGGAGCTAGGAGAGGGGCAGTGGGCAGGGCAGGTATGTCCTTTCTGCGAGGCTAGTGATAAGGCATTCTCGATTAACATCTCCAGTCCCTTGGTGGAATACAAGTGTCATAGGGATAAATGCGGGAAGGGAGGTAGGCTGGTGCTAGGTGGCGGTGCTATACCTACTAGCAGTAATGCTACTTCCCCCGTAAAGCACCCAGTGCTCATAGCGTTAAGTGAGGAGCAGGAGGAATGGCTAGACCACGAGTGGGGATTCAAAGAGAGGCATCTCAGAAAGAGTGGCGTCATGTTTTGTCCTACAAATCAAAGACTTAGCCTGCCCATATACAGCACTAATGGGAAGGTAGTAGGGCACAACTTCCGCTCAATGCGGAAAGGAACAAATCCCAAAGCATATGTTACAATGTATGGCAAGGATGATCCTTGTATGTCATACTACCACACAGACAACCGGTGTATTATCGTAGAAGATCAGGCGTCCGCCGTACGTGCTAGTATGTACTGCTCTGCTATAGCTCTTATGGGGACACACATAAGTGTCTCAAAGTTGCGCGCTATACAATCAAAGAAGTTTAGTAAGGTGGTGCTGTGCCTAGATCGAGATGCTATGGCAAAAGCCACGGAGATATCTAGGAAGTACTCAGACTACTTTGGGAGATTCGAGGTGTATTGCCCAGAAGTAGACCTAAAGAATATGGATGAAGATAGGCTTTGTGAAGTATTGCAGGTAATGAACTAGGAGATTGTGGTGAATCTAGGAACAAAGATATTGACGTGCTGCCTAAAGAGTAGAGAAGCATTCCACTCTTTGCGGGACAACGTAGACTTCTCCGGTCTGTCTCCTGACATTGAGTGGCTATCGCATGTCATAGCCAAGTACTATGACACAGACGAGAATGCTACATCCATTAACCGCGACCTGATTAAGGAGCAGGTGCAGAGTAAGTTTGCTAACGCACAAAAGGCCGACCATCTACTTACTCTAATTGACGAATGTTACGCATCCGATTTCTCTACTCCTAATTACGTCAACCTGTATCTGGAGAGTAAGAGGAAGGCAGTGGGCTACAAGCTAGCGACTGCGCTGAGCAGTAGTGAGATAGACGAGGATGCTGTAGAGTCGCTGATGGACGACTACAAGAAATGCTCTGAGGTAGTAGAGGAGTCAGATGATGACAACGTAATCCACAACATGAGTGTAGAGGAAGCCATCAATGAGGTGCTGGATAAGACTGGCCGTATCTACCTAGCCCCCAAGGCTCTCAATGACGCCACTGACGGGGCTCTTCCTGGGGACAGTATCATTGTATTTGCTAGACCAGAGGTAGGAAAGACTGCTTTCTGTTGTACGCTAATGGCAGGGTTTGCTTGGTACGGACTACCCGGAATCTTCTTCTCCAATGAGGAGCCCACTAAGCGTGTTGCCGCCAGGTTCCAGTCTACTATCACTAACATGACAGCAGACGAAATAGAAAAAGAGCCGGAGAAAGCTAGCGCACTACTGGCTAAGCGGGGATACGACAACGTGAGATTTATTAGATTACAATTCTCTACGCCAGCGGAAATAGAGAAGTATGTAAAGATGTACGGGGCCAAGTGGATGATTGTGGATCAGCTAAGAAACATGCACATCCCACGGCTAGAGGGCAAGACTCAGGTGTTAGAGGAAAGCGCCAAGGCTCTTCGAGAAATTGCAGCTAAGCACTCTCTTGTTAGCATTGGTGTAACTCAGGCGGGGGACAGTGGAGATGGTAAATCGTTGTTAGTGCAAGGAGATGTTGACGGAAGTAACACAGGTATTCCAGGAGCCTGTGACTTGATGGTAGGTATTGGAATGACATCCGACATGGAGCAGCAGAACGTGCGGATGATAAATCTTCCTAAGAATAAATTAAGCGGCAAGCATGTGCATTTTCCTGTTCGTATCAACCCACTAGTTAGTAGAATGGAGAACGTATGAGAGTATCAGATTATCTGACAGAAGAAGGAGAGCAGTGGTTCAGGGACATCCGTGTAACGGAGGAGGAAATTGCCGGGATTAACTCACTAATTGCAGAAGGTGCACCCGTGGAGGTAGAGGGTATGCGTTATAATTGTGGAGCAGCGGAGATGCGCTCTTGGGTCATCTTCGGCCGTGAAAAACTGTTGTACACACTTATCGTTTCAGCCTCAAAACTTATATCAGCTGATGCCGCTTCTATCCTAGTTGCCACATTCAATGAACGACAAGAAGAATTGATTGAGGTATTCACATCTGTAGGATTCAAACAGGCATGTGAGTGGGTAGAAAATCCCAATAGTGGTAATGACATTATTGCCTACGTTCTTGCCCTTCCTCCTAATCTATTTAACGCACCAGAGGAGGAGGAGGAAGATGATGGCTGGGGCTGGAGCCCAGATGAGCAGGAGGAAGAGTATGACTAATAAAAGAGCTACTAGTAAACGTGTAAATACAAAGATAGCTGACAGGATGTACACTAAAGACAAGCTGGGAGAAATACTTACGACTACAGGGATTAGGTGGCTATCGCAATTCAAGCTTACGGAAAGAGAGGTGAGAGCGTTACACAAGGCCTACTACTCTGAGTGCAAGATAAACTCAGTACCCTACAATTTTTGCTGCGGAATTGAGGAGATGGAGGCTCGCTACTTGAGAGGCTTACCAGGGCTTTTGGCGGAGATAATTAAAAAAGCAGAACAGAGAGACTGCGCATTTGTGACCATATCACTTACTAGGAAACGGCATCGCATAGTCCGCCAACTGGCCCGTGTGGGGCTGTGGACTGGGTGGGCGCGCAACCCAAACTCACCCAATCATATTTGTATGGGCATCGTGGAAGTACCACCGGCTAGCTGTGTGCACAACGGTCCCAGGAGGGTCTATGCTGATGACTGGTTCTAATGTAGATAATATAGATATAAATATCCTTATAGATCAATGGCTTACAGAACATGCGAGAGAGGACAGGACATGGGACAAAGAGGTGGGAGTAGACGTACAGTTTGACAAATGGGAAGATATGTGGTATCATTGATTATACTACTATATATAGTATATATACTATGTAGTAGATATAAGAGATAATATATATATAAGAGCTCTTATATTGTTTTATATATAACAGTTATAAGAGCTTCTAAGAGTATTATACCAAACATCCTATCATCTGTCAACCCCCGTCACAGTAGGTATTCGATATGGCAAACATAAAACTGCAAACTACTTACATCTGCAAGGATGATTGTGAGCACGGAGGATGCCCGCGCCACTTAGCAACTCTTGAGTACCAGTCGTGCTCAGACGCCTACAAATTTGTCTTAGGGCACAAGGTTGTGCACTTCGAGAGGGGGGAATTAGAGGCCGTTATATCCCTATTACGCAGCATAGACAGGACGGACAGTGTAAACGTAGATGACATTACCTAAAATCCTAACCACAAAAGATCCACAGAACATATACAATTCGAGCAACTATCTGGTCCTAGACTTTGAGACTACTAGCCTAGAGAAAGGTAGTAGCTTAAACAGGGACAATAAACTTCTTCTTGCGTGCTGGAGGATCAATGGAGAAAGTAAAAGTAAATGGGGAGGAGAGTACGACATGGAATGTCTGGCCAAGGACATTGCCTCAGTTGAATTTGTGGTCGCTCACAATGCAGCCTTTGAGCTTGGGTGGCTACTTAGATGTGGTGTTGATTTGCGGAAAGTTATTGTTTACGACACCATGCTGGCGGAGTGGGTGCTACTTGGCAATTTGTCCAGAGGATTACAAGACCTGTCCTTGTCGCAAAGCTGTGTAAGGAGAGGGGTGGGCAGTAAGGAGGATGTAGTAGCTAGCCTTATACATCAGGGTGTAGACCCACAAAGCATCCCACCAGAGTGGCTCATTCAATACTGTCATCAGGACGTAGCTATCACTGAACAACTATTCCTGAAACAGAGGGAGTTGTTGGTAGAGAAAAGACTTCTGCACATACAACTAGTGCGGTGCCTTCTTACTCCGGTGCTAGTGGATATGCAGTTTGAAGGACTGACCCTAGACAAGGAGGCGGTATATAGGGAGTACGAGGCTGTAGAGAGGGAATACAACGCTACACAGATACAGCTAGACCAGTTCGCTAAGGCTCTCGACTTCGAGGGAATCAATTGGAGAAGCAATCAGCAGGTGGCAGAGTTTCTGTATGATGTTCTAGGATTTAGTGAAGTTATGGACAGGCGCAAGAATCCTATCCGCACAGACACAGGCGCTAGGAAGGCGGATGTAAACACTATCCATGCCCTAAAATGTAAGGACAAGCATCAGAAGAAATTTATCCAGCTATACACTAGGCTAGCAAAGCTAGCAGCCTCGCTAAGTAAGAGCCTAAATTTCTTCAAGGCTGTATGTGATGAGCATGGAGGAACATTCTATGGGAGCTTCAATCAGGGAACCACCAAGACTCACCGCTTGTCCAGCTCTGGCAGACCTGTAAAGATTCCGGGAAAGGATAAGGGCACATTCTCTGCGCAGTTGCAAAATGTTCCTAGAGAGTACAAAACGATGTTCAAGGCGAGAGCCCCTGACTGGAAAATGTTTGAGGCAGATAGTGGGCAGCTAGAGTTTCGTGTAGCTGCTATTCTAACCAGGGACCCAGTGGCATCGAAAGAGATTATCGAAGAGGCGGACATCCACCAAATTACTGCTGACTATTTAACAAAGGCTGGAGAGCCTACAAATAGGCAGGAGGCCAAGTCTAGAAGTTTTAGACCTCTCTTCGCTGGGACTAGTGGCACCAAAGCAGAGCAAGCTTATTGTAAATTCTTTCAGGAGAAATACAATGTTATGTACAACACTCAGTACTCATGGGTGTTGGATGTACTAAGGGACAAGGAACTAATAACACCATACGGTATGAGGTACAGCTGGCCCTACTGTAAAATGGAATCCAGCGGATATATTGCACACACAACGGAGATATTTAATGCACCAATTCAAGGCTTTGCGACGGCGGAGATCATACCTATTGCCCTCATACATGCGTGGCACAGACTCAGTGGCCAGAAAGTTAGGCTCACACTCACTATTCACGACAGTGTGGTTGGGGAGGTACATGAGAGCGTAGACCCCGACTACCTACGAAAAGTATTAGCTGTCTGTTTCACAAGGGATGTTTACAAATTCCTAAAGCTATGTTATAATTATGATATAGGAGAAGTTCCTCTAGCGGCAGGAGTTAAGATAGGAGATAGGTGGGGACAGGGAGATGAGCACACAGCCACTGTGTACCCCACAGATGACAACGTAATTCATTGGGCAGTTAAGTCCACTAAGCAGAGACATACGGAGAAAATATTTAATGGCAGATAAGAAAAGCGGTGTAGTAGAAAAGATCTATGAGAACCAGACAAGTAAGGGGCTCACTACTTATACCATTGTTGTAGATGGGGAGCGATTCGGCACATACACCAGTCGCCCTCCCTGCAAGCAAGGAGATGCTGTCGAGTTTTTCTACAAGAACAACGGCAGCTTTAACAACGTAGACGTAAAGACCATCAAGAAGGTAATGGATGCCACGCCAGCGACGGTCACTAGTGGGCCCACACCGTCGTATGCCAAGCGTAATGACGATGTGCAAAATGCTATTACTTTCCAGGCCGCGCGCAAAGATGCTCTACAGTTTCTAGAAATCCTCGTAGGTCAGGGGATTCTGGATAGTGGCACAAAGGCTAAGGGCAAACAGATCGAGGTGATGGAAGCCTATCTAGATAAGTACACACAGCGATTCTTTGATGATACGAAGAGCTTAGGCCATGTAAAGCGGGAAGCAGATGCTCTAGTCAAAGTTCACAAAGCACAGGCTGTAGATGCGGAACAACAGGAGGGCCCAGATGACGAGATTCCCTTTTAAGGAGAAGGACTGAGAACACCGTTCTATTTGAGTGTGGCCCCTATCAAGTGCGGATAGGGGTTGCAGGGGCTCCCGATGATATCAAGAGTTGCTATGAGGTGTTCAATACAAGGACAGAGGTAGTGGAGGATAAGCAGCTTATTCTGCCTAACGCTATACATCAGGCCATGATGTTCGCCGCTAGACTGGAGGAGCTTAAAGCTTCTAATATGGAAGACTTCAAGTGGATTCCTCTAGACAAGGACGAGGAATACTCGGAGGAGTGATATGCTGAAAGAGCACGACGTGAAAGTAGTGAACAAGCTAAAGCTACTTAGTATGGATAATCCTGTCAATCTGCGCTGCTCTCATGTCGCAGCTCTTTATCACAAGAAACGCTTAATCAGTGTAGGTGTTAACAAGACAAAGACCCACCCCCTATCCTTTAAGCTTAGCGGCTTGCAGCATAAGAAATATCTGCACGCTGAAATAGATTGCTTGCTAGGTGTAGAGGGTAATCTATCTAAGCATACGTTGTATGTCGTAAGGGCAGACAGGAATGGCGAGCTTGCGCAGAGCAAGCCGTGCGAGCATTGCCAGACATACATAAAGGAGCTGGGGGTGGGCAGGGTTGTACATACAATTCCCCGAGGTATAGTGGAGGACTTTTTATGAGGATGTGGAATGAGCGGCTCTGGTAGCAGGGCGCGGAGAGTGGCGGCTGTTAAGAGGGCTAGAGATGACGTGTACTCCTCTAGGTGTTCTAGTATATGCACACCTCCCTTCAATAATGACAGACAGAACAGAATATATAGAGAGTACTACCAGAAGTTTTACAATCAATACCTGTACTTCGAGCAACTTATAGAAGAAATGGAGAGTGTTTATGGAGCATGAGAGTACATTTGTGCCGTTCCCTAAGATAGCAAGACTTCGTAGGGACATTCTCATTACTGAGAAGATTGATGGTACTAATGCACAGATTGTTATAGTGCCACGAGGAACTTACGCCGACGGAAATTTGTTCGGCAAGCCAGTAGCTGACTGCGGAGATTTCTGGATATACGCAGGAAGCCGTAACAGATGGGTCACTCAGGAGGACGACAACTTCGGGTTTGCTGGGTGGGTACAGGATAACAAGGAAGAGCTAGTTAGGCTGGGCCAAGGCAGACATTTTGGGGAATGGTGGGGCAGAGGCATTCAGCGTGGGTACGGCATACAGGATAGACGATTTAGTTTGTTTAACGTTGATCGATGGATGCGCCCGAATGCGATTAAAAGTCTTCCAGAATGTTGCGACATAGCTCCCCTGTTATACTCCGGTCCATTCTCCACAGAAGCTACTGACTCTGCCCTAAGGTGTTTGGAAGTAGCTGGAAGTAGAGCAGCTCCTGGATTTATGAATCCAGAAGGTATAGTAGTGTGGCACACTGCCGCCAATGTAGGATTTAAGCAGACGCTTAAGGATGATGGTATGCCTAAAAGTTTGGTGAGTAATGAAAATACTAGTAGCCTGTGAGTACAGTGGCGTAGTAAGAGACGCCTTTATAGCCAGAGGACATGAAGCTATTAGCTGTGATATTTTACCCACAGAAAAAGAGGGACCACACTACCTAGGAAATGTTCTTGACATATTGCACGATGGATGGGACGTGATGATCGCACATCCTCCCTGCACACATCTAGCCGTTAGTGGGGCTAAGTGGTTCAAGTACAAACAAAAGGAACAGGAGGAGGCCTTAGGGTTTGTGCAGGTGCTACTCGACGCTCCTATAGAAAAGATATGTCTAGAGAACCCAGTGTCAGTTATATCATCTAAGATTAGAAAACCAGATCAGATAATTCAGCCGTGGCAGTTTGGCCATACGGCTACGAAAACTACCTGTTTGTGGCTAAAGAATCTTCCTAAATTAGTTCCCACAAATATCGTAGGTAAGGGAAACTTTGTTATCACTAAAGGGGGGCGTAAGTTACCTGAGTGGTATAATCTTCCTCCTAGTGAGGATAGAAGTAAGATTAGGTCTAGAACCTTTGAAGGTATAGCGGAAGCTATGGCTGAGCAGTGGGGATAACTATATGAAACTAGTAGATGGTTTAACAGAAGAAGACTATGGTATTTCTGTATCAGCTATGCTACAGTATATAGTCGATTATTTGGACGACAAGGGGATGCTAGAAGATCATGTGTTCACTTTCCCTGACGGCAGTACATGGGCAGCCACTGGGTATAACGATCCCCCACAGCCTAGTGACATCATAGAATTTTAGGAGAAGAATAGAATGTATAAATGGATAAAGGCTGCACGTAGTAGCATTACAGGTAGATGGGTGTCCCTGGAATGGGCTAAGAAAAATCCACTAATCAGTGTAGTGCATAAGTTTAAGAAGCTGCTAACTAGCAAACGCAGCCACTAAGAGAGGAGAACTACCATAGCCAGTACATTACATACTCCGTGGAGTAGCATAGGCTACTTAGTAGCTAAGCGCACATACGCACGGAGACTAGATCCAAGTAATCCTGACAGTGCCACAGAGGAGTGGCATCACATAGTAGAAAGAGTTATAGACGGAGCACTTACCCAGCTAGGAGTACCATTCACTAAGGAGGAAGTGGACAGGCTACGAGAGCATATGCTAATGCTACGAGGTAGTGTGGCAGGTAGATTCTTGTGGCAGCTAGGTACTTCCACAGTAGACAAGCTGGGAATGTCCAGCCTACAAAATTGTGCAGCAGTGTGTGTGGATGAGCCTATACGACCCTTCACCTGGGCAGCCGACATGTTAATGCTGGGCTGCGGAGTGGGATTCAATATTCAGAGAGAGTACGTGTACCAACTGCCTAAGGTGTCTCCAAACTTTTGTCCGCCGTCTAGGGTAGATAATGCCTCCGCAGACTTCATTGTTCCTGACACTAGGGAGGGATGGGTAAAGCTACTGGAGTATACTCTAAGAGCAGCTTTTCCTGAGAGTAAAAGTGACAAACATAGCTTCTCTTATTCCACTCAGTTAATTAGAGGAGCAGGTGCTCCTATCCGTGGGTTCGGAGGAACCGCGAGTGGTCCGGAGATATTGTGTGAGGGTATTGCAAACATATCTAAGGTGCTGGAGAACAGAAAAGATAAGAAGCTACGCCCTATCGATTGTCTAGATATTATGAATATCATAGGGGCTATAGTAGTGGCAGGTAACGTCCGGAGGTCCGCTGAGATAGCCTTAGGGGATTCGGATGATTTCCAGTATCTTAGATCTAAAAGATGGGACACGGGAAGCATTCCCAACTGGAGAGTGAATAGTAACAACTCCGTGGTGTGCAATAATTTTGAAGATCTTCCAGATGAATTGTGGAGGGGATATTTGGGCAATGGAGAGCCCTTTGGTATAATCAATCTAAAGCTGTCTCGCTCTGTAGGTAGAACCGGAGACACTAGGTATAAAGATAAGAATGTTATTGGGTACAATCCGTTAATTGCTAGCGGCCTAAACGAGTAATCGTTTTTGAATAATCCGAATATCGGGGGAAGCCTTAGTTGGTAATCCCGACGCACGCACCGGAGTTGCACCGCTGTGGGCGCTAGAGACTGACAAGGAGGCCCGTATCGACGGGCTATGATACAGTCCGATCTATACGTATAATATGAAGGTATAGAAGTCATGTGCTGTATAGCACGGGGACTCGCCACTAACCAGGTCAGTAGTGATAGCGATGTTATCACGAAAGTAACAGAATGGTGCAGAACAAAGTTTACATAATTATGAGACATGCTGTTTAGCGGAAGTGTTTCTTCCTAATTGTAGAACACAGGAAGAGTTGTTGGATGTATGTAAGTTGTTGTATAAGATTAACAAGCACAGCCTTGCTATAGGATGCCACAACAAAGAAACAGAGGCGGTAGTGAATAAGAATATGCGTATGGGCATAGGTGTCACTGGGTATCTACAGGCTACGGAGGAGCAAAGAAGCTGGCTGCCTACTACTTACGAGGCTCTGAGAAAGTTTGACGAAGAGTACAGCGAGGAACATGGGTTCCCCATCTCTATTAAATTGACTACAGTGAAGCCTTCTGGGACGCTCAGCCTATTGCCCGGAGTCACAGCAGGTGCACACCCCGCATATGCACAGTATCTTATTCGTCGTATACGTATCTCTAGCAGTAGTCCTCTAGTGAAGAGGATTCGAGACTCCGGTATTCCTGTAGAATTTGTCAAGCATCTTGACGGAACGGAGGATAGAACTACCGTAGTGGCTGAGTTCCCCTTCTCTTATCCGGAGGGCACTACTCTGGCCCCTGATATGTCCGCCATAGATCAGCTTGAGGTGGTCAGGAGACTCCAAAGAGAATGGAGTGACAACTCAGTAAGCTGTACTATATACTACAATCCAGAAGAGTTGCCAGATATTCGAGAGTATTTGAGTAAGTATTATAATGATAACTTCAAAAGTCTAAGCTTCTTGAGACACAGTGGGCACGGCTTCCATCAAGCACCCCTGGAAGAGATTACCAAGGAAGAGTACGATAGGAGAGTGGCTAAATATATCCCGCTTAATTCTTTAGAGGTAGCAGAGTTCGAGGAAGATCTAGAATGTGCTGGAGGAGTGTGCCCCATTAAGTAGGAGACAAGTATGGTAAGACCTAGTATTGTGGCAGTGTTCTTGTTTAGCATAGGAGTAGCCCTTGGATATTTCTCTAACTTCCGCCCATCCTGCCCCGCCGTTACAATTGTCCTTTCCCTTCCCAGCAAACTTACCGTACCAGATTTCTCTGAACGATCCGCTAACTGTGTTAGGGATGCTATATACAACGAATCGCGCGGTGAGAGCTTGTCTGGAAGAATTGCTGTTGGTCAAGTTGTTATCAACAGAGCGGCCACTGGTAAGTGGGGAAGCACAGACGTTTGTAAAGTTTTCCAGGAGCCCTATCAGTTCGACGACAGTTCGCCAGCTCCAGTTTCCATTCTAGATAAGGCTGCCTTACAGGACGCGGAAGAGATGGCTCATTACTTGCTGTCCTACCCTCAATCTGTTCAGCCAGAGTTTAAGGAGTTCTATTTCTTCAATTCTAATCCCCCTAGGGAAGGAGCCTATACTATAGGAGACCACCATTTCTATAAGGAATGGAGATGATTAATGAACACCAAAACTTTCATATAAAGGAGAAGAAAAATGGTAAAGGTATTGTTGGCCCTCATGCTACTGTGCGTGACGGGCTGCGCAACTAATAGGAACTCTTCCAACTACGCAGCCTACTTGGATGCTATGCAGAAGATTGAGAGTACAAAATCAATGGCCTCAGAAACTAGGGCCATGAGTAGGGACAGTCAGTATGACGCTATGCTGGCTAAGTGTAGCACAGATAGTTGTGTGGGGCAGGTGGCTGCCTTCAAGGCCATTGCTGATACAGTTGATTCTTTGGCAGGTAACGGTGGTAAGACAGCAGCAGTCGCTGCACCACAACGGGAGCCTACATTCAGTGATAAGGCGCTGGCTTGGGCTTCTGTTCTAGTACCCGGAGTTACACAATATGCTAGTATTGTAGAGAACGGTAAGACACAGCGACATTTGTCTGACAATACAGCCACAGTGCAGGAGTCACAGAATAGTATGTGGGCTACCATCATGTCCTCTCAGTCAGAGAGTTGGGCGCAGGTGGCCGCTATTCCCAGCGTTAGCGTGGGTGGAAACTATGGGGACACGGCAGGAACTTCCCTAACTTCTGGGGACGGTAATGTAGTAGGTAATCAGAACAATAACTCCGGGCGGTTTGATAGTAACGGACCGTATGATTATTCTGGAGACTGTAGAGACGCCGGTACCTGTTCCAGTGACACACCCTAATCCTCTCTTAGAGAGTATCAAGAAGAGGCTGGAGAGAGTATCTCCAGCTTCTATTGGTATGAGAGGACGACACTTCAGTAAAGAAGTATTGCTCATAGCCGCTGATGTGGTGTATAATAAACTTAAGGAAGGAGATAGTCTAGTGCCTGACAGTTTCGTAGATACCAAATCCTCTAACCCCTTTAGCCAGTACGGTCTTGATTATTTCGATGGAAACAACCTAGACTGCTACGAGAGGACAGATTTGATAAACATAATCAAACGACTAGTTGAGATAGGATACTGGTGGAAGATGGCAGCCAGTATTCCGGCTAAGGAAGTATTATGTCAGACGGAGTGATCGGCCTAATAGATGCAGACATCCTAGTTTATCGTTGCGGCTTTGCTGCGGAAAAAAATCACTACCACGTAAGGCAGCCTGCACACGATATTACTACTACTCTGGATAGTAGTAAAGAGCTAAAAGACTTTCGTAAACTTTGTGAAGGAGAAGATCTTGAAATTGAAAGAGAGCGTGTTGTTCAGCCCATTGACTTCTGTTTGCAAATGGTTAAAACTTCGTTGGATGCGATTAAAGATGTGGTGGGAATGGACTCTCATCTCTATCTCACAGGATCAGGAAACTTTAGAAAAGATGTCGCCACCATACTACCCTACAAAGGAAACCGTTCAGAGTTCGATAAGCCCCTCTGGTACCAAGAAATCCGGGAGTACATGCAAGAAGTGCACGGGGCCCAAATCATCGACGGGCAAGAGGCGGACGACGAGATCGGAATACGAGCCTACGAAATTAAAGAACACTCGCAAGAAAAAGCAGTAGTAGTGTCAATAGATAAAGACCTAGACATGATAGAGGGCTTACATTACAATTGGGTGACGGGAGCTAAATATAAGATAGACTCTAGGCAGGCTATACGCAACTTCTACTTACAGATGCTAACAGGGGATAGAACAGATAATATCCCAGGGATACAGGGAATTGGTCCCAAAACAGCGGAAAAGGTCCTAAAGGATTATACTAAAGAATCTGTTTTGTATGCTTGTGTCAGAGATGAGTGGGACAAGTATTACCCCGATGGCTATGAGGGTAAGTCTACTAACAAGGTGCTGAGAGAGATAGGTAGGCTCTTGTGGATTAGACGCAAAAGAGACGAACTATGGGAGCCTCCTATATGATGATAACAGCTGCGCGTGTAGATAATATAACTAATCCATATCAAACAAAGGCCAAGAAAGTGCTGTGCTTATGCAGCGCCGGGATGCTAAGGAGCCCTACTATAGCTAATACTCTACACAAAGAGTATGGATATAACACCAGAGCAGCAGGGGTAGATGCTTATCATGCACTCATTCCTGTAGATGAGGTGTTGCTTACTTGGGCGGATGAGATAGTGTGCGCGGAGCCTTCCGTCCACAGAAAGCTAGTAGAACTGTATCCATCTATTCCACTGAGAATAGTGGTGCTAAATTTACCAGACATATTTGAATGGAACAGCGCTGATCTAATCAGACTCATAACCAAACAGTATGAGGATTCTGTTACTATGGAAAGAGCCTTTGCCTAAGAAAATAATTGAACGTACTAGGGGAGGAGGTAGATACACAGAGGCGGAATTCTGGAGTTTTATCCGCTCTGCTCTTAGACAGAAGAGCAGGAGATGGGCACCTATCTATCAGTGCATGAATGATGCTAGAAGAGCCAGCAAGGACAAGTCCAATCCTAAACTTAAGTGGCAGTATAAGTGCGCTAAGTGCAGGAAATGGAAGCCAGCTAAAGAAGTCAGTGTAGATCATATAGTCCCCGCAGGGAGTCTGAGAAGGGAAGAAGATCTAGCTAGGTTCGTGTCCACGCTGTTCTGCGAACAGGATAATTTGCAGGTGTTATGTAAGCCCTGCCACGATAAAAAAACCAAGGAGGATACTAAACGATGACACCGGCTGAGTACCAAAGAAAGACTAGTGTATTTGCTGTTTACCCCAAAGATAATGAATTGCCTTATCTGTCCCTAGGACTAGCAGCGGAGGCGGGAGAGGTGGCAGATAAGATAGCTAAGTATTATAGAGGAGACAAGGAGCTTACTCTAGAGGACCTGAGGAAGGAACTAGGTGACTGCTTGTGGTTTATCAGTCAGTTCTGCAACCGATACAATTGGACACTAGAAGAGCTTATGCAGGAGAACATATTTAAGCTAGCAGATAGGCAGGCTAGAGGTAAGATTATGGGGAACGGGGACAACCGCTAATGTGTAATATGTCTGTAGAACTTATAGACCACATGGGCACAGACCTGACTCCTGTTAATGCCGCTAGAGTCTCTATGAACAAGGCAAGTGACTGGGAGATAGAGAATATTGTCACTGAAGTAGATGCTGATAGCAGAGTATACCATGAGTATCCTATCCTAAAATTAAAGGACAAAGACGCTAAGCTAATTTCCTATTTAGCTTCTAATGGTCACACCTCCTGCTTCGAACACCAAGTAGCTAGCTTCCGTTTAAAGGTGCCAATCTTCGTAGCTAGGCAGATCCAGAGGCATCGAGCCTTCGCCCACAATGAGGTATCTAGACGTTACGTGAAGGACGACCTAGAGTTTTATTGGCCAGACAAGTGGCGTAAGGCTGCTGCTAATGTTAAGCAGGGGAGTAGTGATGAAGCTGCGGATGACCAGAGACAAATCAACTACCATGCACAAAATGCTTGTCATGGTGCACTGCTGGCCTACAAAGACATGCTGGCGCAGGACGTAGCTCCAGAACTAGCGCGTATGATTCTGCCGCAGAACCTCATGACCACGTTCTACATGACAGGCAGCCTAAGAAATTGGGCACACTTCCTTAAGCTTAGACTAGACAGCCATGCTCAGCAAGAGGTGAGAGAAGTGGCGCAGATGATTAATGACGTGTTAGTAGAGCTGTGGCCCATCAGTATGAAGGAGCTAATGAAATGATATTCGCACATATGCCCAAATATACAACTATGCTTCCTTACGAGTCGGAGAGACAGAAGAGTATTTTTGAGGAATATATTAACCAAAAAACATTAGCAGATAGACATAATGATGGCAAGTCTAAGCTTAGCTTAGTGCTAGACGCCCCTAAGGCCCTAGAAGGTCTTACCCGTGTATTGATGCAGGGTGAGAGGAAGTATAGCCGCACCAATTGGAGCAAAGGGCTTCCTCACACTAGCGTGGTGGATAGCTTGATGCGCCATCTATCGGCGTATATGGCAGGAGAAGATAATGACTCAGAGAGTGGTTGCCCTCATGTAGACCACGTACTTGCTAACGCTCTATTCCTAGCAGAGCTAACAAAAACTCACCCATCTCTAGATGATAGGATACACCGGAGGGGTGGAGATCGTTCCCCTGGCTCGTGATAGCAGTTTGCTTAGCTGTAGTATTTGTATATTTCTGGTGTAAGGAGAAGAGACGACATGACATTAGTTAGTATGAAGAAGTCCACTGCGCAGGAAATCTTGCGCGCCATTAAGTACGCACTCCCAGAGTTGGAGGATTTGGCCCATTGCGGAGACATCAAAGAAGAGGTTAGTAACGATCTATTTGATGCTATGCTGGCCGTGGAGGACGCGCTATCAAAATCCTAACTCTAGATATCGAGACAACCTTCATGGTGTCGGGGCACTGGAGTTTGTGGGGAGTGAATGTAGGACTCAACCAGATACTTGAGCATGGCTCTGTTATCTGTTGGGCCGCTCAATGGGTAGGGGAAGACAAGGTGATGTGGAACAGGCAGGGCAATAAAGATTTCCTGACTAAGATACATTCTCTTCTAGACAAGGCAGATGCTATCCTTACCTATAATGGCAAGAAATTTGATTTGCCTCTACTCAATCTTGAGTTTGTTAAGGCGGGGCTACCCCCTCCCGCTCCGTACCGTCATCTAGATCTTTTAGAAACAGTTAAAAAGCAATTTAGATTTCCGAGTAACAAGCTTGAGTATGTAGCCTCTCAGTTAGGTATTACTCAGAAAATAGCACACGAAGGGTTCCCTCTATGGGTAAAGTGCCGCGACGGGGACAGAACTGCTTGGAAAAACATGAAGGAGTATAACGTAGGAGATATCATTACTCTGGGAGAACTATACAATAAGATTAAGCCTTGGATTTCTGGACACCCTAATGAGTCATTATACAACTACTCCACTGATACACAATGTACTACCTGTGGCGGGGTACATCTACAGAAAAGAGGCTTCCATGTAACGGGAGTTGGTAGATATCAAAGATATAGATGCAAAGATTGTGGGTCGTGGAGTAGGTCTAGAATTAGTGATGTTGGAAAAGAAGAGCGCGCCTCTCTACTGGCTCCTATGTGAGGAAGATATATGGAAATACATAACAAATGGTTTGAGAGATGGGCATCCATATATACGGATAAGGGCGCCAGTGATGGATGGGAAAAGGCTAAGTTGTGGGCAGGGCGCACTATTCCTGCCCCCCTCCTACCCCGACTAAAGAAGAGTATAGAAGAAGAATTTGGCAAAAGAGATCTTGCAGCAGAGGAGAACGAATGAACAACAAGGAGTTCGAGGTAAACATCAAGATGCTAGATGACGCGGTAGAGTATCTAGTAGAATTGAATATGAAGGGAGGAGCGTCTCTTGTGCATGATTGGGTACTGGAGAACATACAACACACAATCTCGTTCCTAGAGCGCACCCTAAGGGACACAGGAGGGGGTTTAGGAAGCGAGCAGGAGTATGACGATTACTAAGATACTAGCTACGTCAGATACTCACTTCCAGTTTGATAGTAGCAAATGGCCCTCATGTGATGTGTTTATACATGCGGGAGACTTGATGATGTCAGGCGAGGAGAAAGAATGGACGGGGGTGAGTGACTGCTTGGCGCAGGTAAGGGCTCCGGTCAAGTATCTAATACCTGGAAATCATGATAGACGTATAGAGAGATTTGAGTCTCTGTCTCAAAAGGAGCTTGAGGGTCGGGGAGTAAACCTGGTACTTCCCTCTTCTCCTGTGGTGTATCTTCCTAGTGGGCACAGTATGTTTTGCCTTCCGTACGTAACCAATTTGCCTCAGTGGTCATACAGTAAGACCGAGAAAGAAATAATGGACTACTTATATGGGTGGTGGTCTTGGCCAGACGGGCCAGATATAGTAGTGTCCCACGGCCCCCCCTATGGTATACTAGATAAAGTACCTCAAGAGGGCAGCGTGGGAAGCAAGGCTGCGAAAAGCTGGTGGAGCCTGAGGAGAAAGAAGCCTAAGATATGGATATTCGGGCATATACATGAGGGATATGGAAGTGAGGTTGTGGGAGACACCGCGTTCTACAATGTTTCCCATTGTGACGCTAGGTACAAAAAAGTTAATCCTCCTGTCAAGATAGAGATATGACCCTACTGCCGTAAAAAAGAAAGCCCCCTTAATTGGGGGCTTTTTTCATTTCTGCTCTTCATATTTCTTTATGCAATCCACCAGCACCTTATGCTTATATCTGCATATCCCGTAGTCTAGGGTTAGACTGTGTGCATACTCTAGCACACTATCTCCCTCCTTCACTTCTTTTATAGCATCACATTCAGCTAATGCACTAGGGGAGCACCACAAAGGGTCACGGGTTGTTTGCTTTATGAATGGACTCGTTAATGTCCCGCACCCCGTCATCAGTAAAGACGCAAGCAGTATTAGTGCTTTCATCTGGTGTATCCTCCTTATGTTCTCTTAGTTTCTGTATCTTAGAGGACACAGCCTGCTCTGCATTAAGAGCCTCCTTACCCTCCTTAGTTAGCCTGTCAGCTCTTTTCCCTTCATAGGAAGCTTGCGCAGTAGCCTGTGCTAGTAGGCAATCGCTTTTGCCCTCTTCATATTGCATATGCCTATCGAATAGCCATCCGCTCACCACTAGGACTGCTACAACTGCGTAGATGTAGAACTTGTATGGTGATAGGAATGTTAGTGCTGTCTTGAACATAAGTCTCCGCTTGTTATTAGTACCCGACGTAGTAGGACACGTTGATTCGGGATGTTGTGTTCAATCCAGTTGCGGCCGCTACTATCGTTGTAGCGGTGTTAGCCACCGAGGACTTGAGAGGCTGATTTGGTTCATACACTACATCTTTCTCGGTGCCACCTGCTACCATAGCATTACCTACTGTCCATGCAGGAGCGCCGGGTAGGTTTGTGGTTGTGTAGGCTATTAGAGCTGCTCCGGCCAGTGCTGCGGTGGCACTGCGCGTAATATCTATGTGGGTGATGTAATGGAACATGCCTACACCGGCTGCTGGTAGAGTAGCCGTTGCGATGGCGTTTGCTGCTGTTGCCGTGACATGCAGTGTAGCTGGGATGGGCCTAGCATAGATGATTAGGTCACACTCAGAAGATCGTGCAGTGACAGTAACATTGCCTGATGTATAGGCAGATATACGAAGTCTCACTCGCCTCAGACCAGTGACACCCACAGTGTATCTACCTGAGTGGGTTGTTGCTACAGTTACTTGCGTAACGTACTGTTCAGCCACCAAGGCTGCTGCTAACAGCTGGTTCTGTGCCCACATAGGGAGAGCGAAGTAGTTGGTCCCATCCACTGTACCTTCCACTACAAAGGTTAGGTTGCCTGCTGCTGTTCGTGTATCAAACGTGGCAGTTGCCTTACCATTCAGGTCCATCAAAATCTCGGCGTTCAGCGCACCTAAGGTTGCGCCAGATGTACGGGCATCAGTGAAGGTTTGCCCACCAATGATGTCTAGTGAACCTACAAACTCATTACCTCGTGCATCGTATAAAATAGACATTAGCCCACCATGTAGTTGATTGGAAGTGTACCGCCAATAGGCGTAAGGAAATTCATTCTTACATCAAAGCTGCCCGCAGTTGGAATTGTAGTTAGGCTGAGTAGATCAATGTCGTCATCAGCATTCACAGCTGTATCTGGAGCAGTACCGAGGGTGGCCACAATCTTGCTAAGAGAAGTGACTGAGGCATCCACTACTGTTACCACTTGACGCTTAGATGCGTAGGGAAGTGTTAAGCTTGTAGCTGTTATAGCCGCTGTGGCTGGAGGTACATACAACCCATTGTCACTACCCATGATGATGGTGTTACCGCCATCAGTAGAGAGCTTGGCCTGTAGCACTGTACCACTAATCTCTACACCTTGGCCAATGGATAGTTCCTCAACGTCACCTCCTCCTGAGGAGCGTCGTCCCAACACCCTACTAGTAGCAGATACATTCTGCATCTTGGCGTAGGTGATTTGGTCATTGTTTACATCCGCTGTATCCACCAGCTTAGCAGCTGCATCCTGTACACCTGCTGTGATGTGGGTGAAGCCCGTTCCCGTAGGAACCACTCCACCTCCACCCCCAGCTCCCCAAGATAGGACAGAGCCATCTGTAGTGAGAAACTCACCAGCATGACCTGCTTGATCCGGTATAGCAGATTCTCCCAAGCATCGTGTAACAGCTTGGAAGGCTGCGTTGATGGCATCCCTTTCGGCATCAGGATTGCCCAGCTTAACTATCTTGAAAGAGGGAGGACAACTATTTAGTGACATTACTGCTTTCCTGTAAGCTTAAGTATGTATGGAATTCCCATCTTGACAAATGCCCATAGGCAGCTAACTATGAATAGCACTCCTCCGATAAACCCCTTATACTTGCCTATCTCAAGAGTGAGGTCATCTATCTTGCTGCTCATTTCCTGTTGGTAGTATAGACGCTTAGCCTCCGCTAAGTCTATATGGTCAAGGCGCTGTTCCATTCTAGCTATTCTTTCTGCTAGAGTATCATTAGAGGACATTTCACATACCTTCTACATAAGGAGCTGCGACTCCTCCGCCTGACCTGTAAGGAAGATCCGTGGCAGATGACCGTAGTAAGGATCTATATACATCATTTATAGGCATAGCATTACCAGAATTTCCTAGTACTGCGGGCTTAGACGGTGCTACCTCAGGAAAGCCACGCGGCTTTCCATAGAATGGATTGGCACTAATAGTAGGCCTGCCCATAGTGGGAGGCATCTGTTCCGGTGGTTCTGGCAGCCTGCTAAACTGACTGAATCCGCCAAATCCTCCGAATGCTGTAGGGAGATTATACGCATACCCCCCCTGATAGGCGTTCCACTGAGGGTTAGTTGGTGAAGAGGTAGATAGAGTAGCAGGTACATACCGACTCAAACTTGGGTCTTGCCCATTCAAAAATTGTAGATAGTTCATAGGATTCCCACTGTTGTATGAATGTTGTTGTTCAGCACTCCTGTTTCTAGTGCCATTACCATCTGAGGGGGCAGTACTCTGCCCCCTTGCATTATAAAGCATCGACTGAGGAACCCCCATCATAGCTCTTCTATCTCCTCAAATGAATATTTAGAGTACTTGGTGGCTATTTCCTCTATAGCGGATAGTTTCTTTTGCCACCTATCCTCAGCAGCCTGCCGTTCTTTAGGGCGATTATCCAATTGTTTAATCTCAGCCTTGGCGGTGTCCAGCATATTATCGTACAGAATTAGGGCTGGAGTAGCTTTGCCTTCGTACAACATCTGGGCCACACTCTTCTCTATGTTCTTTCCCATCATTGCCCGAATGATATCTTCCTTACTTCTGCCCAACGCAACCTGAGCTTTTACAGCCTTGTCCAAAGAGGCATATGGCTTGGCTATGTCCTTAATAGCCTGCAAAAATCTTTTGTCGAGAGCCCCCTTTGTGACAGGGATTCTGCTAGTCATAAGATCCTTGTAGTCTTCCTTGGCCTCTCTAAGCTGCGCCTGGAACGCTGGCCCTAGGAAGTTAGTTACATCCTTTTCGGGACTAACCTCATATACACCTGCTCCAGAACCTATGGCTAGTTTTGTAGACAAACTGCCTTCCGTGCTAACGGCCCTAGCAACTTCCTTTATCTGCTTAGGCATTAAGGCATTGGTAGCATTTATAACCCTGTCCATAGTGTCCACAGATATCCCTAGCCCATTAACCCCCATATTCACGAGAGCATCATACGCAGCCGGAGAGGTGTTCTTTAGCGAAGGACTCTTGCCGCTAAGTGCCTTCGTCACCCCACCAATTAGAGGGGTACGGTTAATTAGATTGCCCATGTTCTTAGCAATCTCTGCTCCATACTCATCCGCATTTGCTGGGTCGGCTATAGCCCTAAGCGCAGGCAACACCACCTTAGCCATAGGATCATATGGATTGATAGATGCTGCGTCAAAAGAGAATATTCCCCCAGTGCTGGGGTCCTTAAACTCTAATGACGTAGTAGGATCTTGAAACCCGCTCTCCTTCCGATACTCCTCTATCTCCTTCTTATCCGCCTCCTCCGTGGCCGCAAGCCCTAGAGCCGCCATAGTTGCTTTGGTAATAGCTGTGTATATAGCTGTGCCCGCAGTAATGGCTGTAGCTGTACCCACCAATCTCTTTAGTCCGTGGGCAGTGTAGGCTGCATCACCATGCTTAATTCCCTTAAGCGTGTCCTGAATACCTAGCCCTATATTATTAAGCGAAGTACGGAACACTTCATAATAATAGTTGGCGAACTGGGTGTTTCCCAGAGATTCCAGTACCTTCAAAACCTTAGGGCTTCTTGAGTAGGTGATGTTGGTCTGCTTAGTCCTATCCGCTACGTATCTCTCTAGCTGCTGCTCAGACATCTCTATGTCATTGCGCTTGTTAAATTCCCTCACCTGCTCTAGGTCATTGAAGAAATTAGCAAACTTAGTCCACAGGTCTAGAGCTCCATATAGCTCTTTCACCACATCCTTGGTGTGCCCACCCGCATCCAGCAGCTTGCGCACCTTTCCTGGAGAGGCCTCTGGGTGCTCATCTAATATAGTTTTTAGTACGTCAAGAGCTCTGGTGTTTTTAGCACTATAGGTGTCGGCAATTTGCGAGGCCTCACCCAGCCCCAGCTTAATCATCTTAGCTGAAAGAGGATTAACACTAGATTTCTGCGTGATGCCTACAAGCCCTGTCATAGCCTCCATGCCTTTGGCATACGAAGCTGGATTTATGTTGCCGTTACTAACCACCTGCAACGCACTGCCCTCTAGATTCCTCCACCATGCACCAGCATTTAGGACAGTGGTAGAGGTTTTAACCGCGCGTGTGGCGTTCACCCACGCCCACAGCACCTTCTCCATGCCCGCCAATGATGTATTGGTTAAATCCCGCCCAGAGATTAGGCTGTCCATCACCCCCGTAGCTTGTCGCCCAAAGTCCATAATATCACCCATAGCTTGGTGAATTTCTGGAGTAGTGTACAAGCCTTCTAAGGCACCATAATTGCTTCCCTGCATACGGGTGTTCATATGGGTGTCTACTCTATCCGTAAACAGTGTGCCTAGCCCCGCCTCTCTTAGGCTGTTTAGTGCCTTCACCTGAGATATTTGTAGCAACTGCTTAGTGTGTCCTTCTATTAGGCGTAGTAGTGGGTTGGTGATTTCCCCCCAAAATTCCCTAATGACTTGCGGCACTTGCTCTTTAGTGGCCAGCACTCCACTATCATACTTAAGACCATTGAAGTATTTAATTAGAGGATCTCTACTTCCACCAAACCCTGCAATACTATCTGCCAAGTTACGCACAGCCTGGTCAATGTCCACAATCTTGGAGTTGTAATCTGAGATATACCCAATCATTAAATCTCGCTGGGCATCCTTATCCAATCCTTTCAGAGATGGAGCGTCTTTGATATTGGCCTCATAGATAGCACGTAAATCATCGGTAGATAGCTTCTTTAACTGTTCTGCGTTGCCGTACGTAGTGTTCCTTATCCACGTATTTAGATTCTGCCATTTAGCTAAATCATCCTTTTCCTCATCAGAGAGAAGCTTCTTTTCTTGCTGCTTCTTCTCAGCCCTAAGTGCAGACTTGCGCCTACGCAGCGTAGCTTCCTTACTGTCATACACAGAGGGCTTCCAGCTATTACTATTCTCCATAATCTTCAAAGCTATGTTAGCTGTCTTCTGATCGAACTTACCAGACTTCTTCATGCTCTCTAATAGTAGATTGCTCAATACCCCGGAGTTAGTAAATCTATCGTTTAGCAGCTCCTTGGCTGTAGCAGCAATCTCTGGGCTCAAAGTCTTTAGCTCTGCAAATTGCTCCCTAGATTTAGGAGAGGCACTGTTTGATTCTAGTTCTCCTAGTAGCTCAAACACTCGGGACTTTGTAGCTTCTCCCATACCTTCTAGTGCACCAATAGATTTATTGACTAGTGTGACTTGGCGCAGTCTAGCTTCCTGCTTGTCTCCCGAGAGAGTCTCTCTGGCATTGGTTAGTACGGGCTCTAGGCCTCTGCCAGCGATACCAGACTTAAGAGACGCTGTTAGTCTGCTACGTTGCGGACGTAGATTTTCTTGTGCAGGCGTAGTGGTGCCATCTTCCCTAGAAGGATACGCCCCAGCCCTTGTCTCTACTTGTTCTCCTAAGAAGCTAAGATCAGGAGCAGCTTTATCTGTGTTACGTTCAGATAGCTCCCGCAACATCCTACTCTGCCCCGCCTCTAGAGAGTTGTGCAGCTCTTCCATGCTACTCAGCAAATAATCATAGGCATTCTCAGCCTTAGCTCCCGCCCCGAGGTCTAGATGCGAACGAATGCCTGTGCTAGCCAAGAATCTAGAGAGACCCTTTTTTAGCACCTCGTACATATTTTTAGCGTGAACAAACACCCCACGAATATTCTCTGGCAGCGAGTCCACCCACGTTTTTTCTATCTTAAATTCCTTCAGGAAGTCTCGGAACACTTTAGAAGCAAAGAACTCTGAGTACATCTCGTGTACGTTTGTGAGACCGTAGCCCTTAGCCTCTCTGAGATCAGAGCCTTCGGGTAGCCCAGCTAGTCTGCTCTCCAGCTCCGGCTTTATAGCCCCAAACATGGTGTTTAGATTGTTGTACGCTTCCTGCGCGGCAGGCTTTAGTTCCCCATTCTTGCCCATGTCTAGCATCTTACTCACGATACCATGAGTAGCCTCGTGCACCATAGTATTGAAACCTCTGGTGGAGGGCTTTAGATATATTGTATTAGTTTGTGGATGATAGAATGCGGAGAATCTCCCATTCTTAATATCTTCGGACGCCTGTAGAGCCTCTAGATGCTTAGGATTATTATTGTCCAATACAGCAAACTTAACGCCTCTACCACCTATAGAATCCGCTAGACGGCTCAGGTACTTTATAAGATGGGCACCTTCCTTCTTGCCTCTAGGGTCGGAATCTACAGCTTTCTGTCCCTCAGTCAACACATCATCTACTGTAAGGGTACCCTTATCTAGCTTATCGAGGAGATGTCTGGGAGCTCCCACAACATGCACCTCCTTACCTTCTCCCAAGGAAGAAAGAAGTGGAGGCTGATTGTTGGCGGTCAACCTTTGTTCCAGTTGTGTTATAGATTGGGGTGCAGGTGTGCCCGGCTCTTTAGTAATCTCAGTGGCTTTTCCTATTCCCCTAGACTTACCAGAAGCAGCTTGCGTAAGAGTTCCATTATTGTCAATAGTGTAGCTAAACTTAGCTGACCACGGCTTGGGGGGCACTTGGGTGTGCACACCTACGGGCACGGGCCTAGAGACAGCCACGGAAACGCCCTCCCCCTGCGAGGGAAAGGAAGCTTCTGGAATAGATTTTGGAGGAATACGATTGGGTAATGACGGAGCTCGCCCTGCCTGCTCCTGCCTTTCTACTCTCCTCAGTTGGTCCAGAGCTGCCTGACCGTCGGCTGCCCTAGCCGATAATTGTTCGGTTCTCTGGAGCCTATCAGACACGTTGGCAAGTTCGTCAGCTATAGGCTTACGGAGATTTTCTCTCTGTCTCTTAGCTTCCTCTAAGGCGCTATCATTACGCAGCTTGGTTAGTCTCGGATCGTTAGCTCCCTCCGGCCCATGCACTCTAACATCTTCTACAAAGTATTCCCCAGATAGCTTGCTGTACAACTCTTGTTCTGTGGGCAGCTGGTCTAGTTCTTTTTGAAGAGTGCGAGCCTCTTTGCTATTAGCTATATTCTCTTTATGAAGAGCTTTTGCTTCTTTACCTGGGAGGGCATTAGCGGCTCTCTCTGTCAGAGAAACTCTGTCAACTGTAGGAAGAGGAGAGGTGTTAGTACCCATGTCCCCTATAATAACTTCCGTAGGAGTAGTGGGAGCGAATACGGGGGCCTCTCCGGCACCGCCCTTCCCTCTGGAGAAGTCAATTTCTCCCGCTCTCTCGGGTGGGCCGTCTCCTAACACCTCGGTTGCACGAGGAGCCTCAGCATTACGGAAGATACTTCCAAAAGCACCTAACGCAGTATCCATTGCTAGGTCTTCGTCAGTGTATTCCTGCCCAGAGAGCTTACGGTCCGCCGCTCCTAGGGCTATATTAGTTGGTACTTGAACAGCTCCTCGTGAGAGGAGTGGTAGGATACCTCTAGCCTGACTTCCCAGCATACCGGAAGCTAGGCCAGCTACGTTAATAGCTCCTTGCTTGGCGGACATAAGCTCAGCCTCCGCCAAACTTCCGCCGTTATCCAGTACATCCGCACCTTGAGCAAATGGCTCTACTGCAAACCCACCTGCCAGTTGTGGAACTATCTGACCTAGCACGCGGCTAGTATCAGATGCCTCCATAGGTATGGATTCTTGTAGCATCTGAGATGCTTGCTTGCCCTCCTGAGACTTCTTGAATAGAAAGTCTGCCCCCTCTTGTAGGGGGTTGTAGCCGAGGGCGCTACCTACAGGATTCATAGTGGACCCAAGAGCCTCGGTAACTCCGCCAGCAATACCTGCTGCCGCGCTTCCTGCCCTAAATCCTCCAGACAGTAGGCTCTTTCCAAAACCCTCGGCATCTGCGGCTAGCTTGCCGGTGAAGGACAAAGACTCTCTAGCTTTACGTCTAGCCTCTTCTTGTGCAGCAGCAGCCTTCTCCTCTTCTTCCAGTCGGAAGGGAGAGAATGCTCCGTGGCCTCCGCCACTATCACGCTCTAGTCGGTCATAGTATTCCTCAGGAGTCTCCCCATCAAACTTACCCTGCTCGTAGGGCAAATCAGCCGTAGACGATACACCGCTGCGCGTGTCCCTAAATTGCATAGGACGTACATCGAACATCTTTGAGTAGTCTAGATCCTTGTCAAAACTGATGACATCTTTGTTATCTGCGAGCATCTGCTTAAACTGAGATATGACATAATCTGGCTTACCTTGCTCGTCTATAGCCTTTTGCGCCATCCGCTTCTGATCTTCTAAGTACTTGCGAATGTCATCATTGTACATGGCCATAATGGCGTCTTTCTTCTCAGGCTGCTGTTGTATAGCCTCCTGAGCTTGACGCTGCCATTCTGCTAGCTGCTGGTCCATATTATTCCTCTGGCTGTAAGTATCTATTAACTGGCTTGTCCTGCGAGGCTTGTGCTCCTGCAACTCCCCTAGCCAATTCTTCGTTGGCTCTATTTCTATCTTGTATAATCTTCATAGCCGCTGCATTCTTTTCTTCGTTTGACATAGCATCCCACTTACTCATGTCCTGCTTACCAAACATGTCAGTAATGCTATTCCTTGCTTTAGCTTCTTTAATGGCAGCCGACCAGTCAGACATGCTAATGGACTTAGCCTCAGGAGATTTTCCTTCAGCAGCCGCTCTAGCGTCATTCAGAGCAATCCTGCTAGGAGACTCCGATGCAGACGCATTACTCCTATTGGCTGCTCCCATGTTCTTAGCAATCTTGCTAGGAACTTCCGCAGCAGCAGCTTCTGCTCTCACCATAGGAGCCATCTTATTGCCCAGCATAGCATTTCTATAGTCCTCGTCTCGGAACACTTCCTTGACGCTCCCATCTCTCTGCGACTGTAGCACCACACCAAAGTTAGTGTTGAACAATTTACCGGCCTCTGGAAATTCCTGAGCCATCTCCATCTTACGGCGCTCTAGATCTAGGGCCATACTATTAGCTAGTTGCTGCTTCTTCTCGTATTGGCTAAGGGCTCTCTGAAAAGCCCTGTCTTCCTTAGCCTCTGTAGAATTATAAGCTAGTCCCTTACCAAAATCATTTAATGCATCCATCAGGCCTGCCATTACATTGCTCCCATTAGTGGCGATTGTACAGGCTGGCGTGCTTGCGGCGCATCTACTGCTCCTGCCTGCGCACTCTCTTGCTGCATAAGGGACACTACTGCCTGCTTAACTGCTTGAGCAAACTGAGGACTACCAGCCGCCTCAAATCCTAGTACAGCCTTCACTACTCCCACCACCTCAAACAGCACGCGGTCGAGGATTCCTCCCTTAGCCATCCACAGCTTGTCATTAACCGACATACCATTCTGGTCTAGCTTTTCCCTCACCTTACTGATGGCCATAAAAACTGCGTTGCCTATAGCCATAGCAGGATCTTGCGCCCCTTTAAGTACTTGCATAAGAGCCCTAAGACCTTCATCAGAGATTAGGCCAGCAACCACTAGACTGCCAGCCACCTGAATATCTAGAGCGTCCGAGTTCTGTTCGGGAGCTGCCTCTTGTTGCATAGATATGTCTTGCATCATTACCCCCTGAGCAGTCCGTAACTATTAGCGAGAGGATTTACCACAGGCTGCGTAGGAGCTTGCACTCCGAATAGCCCCGTGTTCTTCCCTCCAAGAATAGAGTTGGTGTAGTTGAATGTTTTCGGAGGTGCTATATCTCCGGTGTATTTAGCCAGAGCATCTGCCTGCTCTTTCATCATCTTCTGCCTAATCTCTTCCTTAAATCTGAGTTCTTCCATGGGGCTATTTTCTTTGGCCTGCTCCTCGTTTTCCTTGCCACCATAGTAGCCAGAAATTCCCCCTACGATAGCCCCCACCCAGCCTCCTGAGTTATGCCCATAAAAGGCTCCCTGTAAAGCTCCGCCCGTAGAGCTGTCTGCCGTAGTGTTGTATCCCCCTAGACCTCTGCCAACACTTTCCCAAAAGCTGGGATCAGAGGAAGAGGATGTAGCTGGTCCATATTCCTGCTGGTAGCTCCCTCCTCCCGAATAAGTATTATAGGCGTTCCAGTCTCCTGCCACATTATCGTATTGCCCAGTAAGCCAGTTGTAAGCCATTATGGACCTCCGAATAGATTGGCAAATATGTTATCAATGTACCCACTAAACGGGCTACTGATGAAATTCATGTAGTTTCCAAAAGCTTCTGGATTGGACATGATAGCTGGATTATTCATAGCATACATACCAGCATTGTTATAGAAGCCTTGCTGTTGTCTCATCATGTCAGCTCCTAGCCCAAACAGCCCGGAACCTAGTGTGTGTTGGTACCCTAAGTTTGCCATGTCTACATTCTGAGAATGTCCTAACTGCTGCAAATAATCACGGAATGCGCGGTCTAATCCTTGCTGCTCTCCGGAGAAAGCCCTGCCTTCTCGTTGGTTCATTAGCTGAAGATCATCCCCATACATGCTAGCGTTGGCCCCAATTCTGGCCTGACCTAGAGCAGTTTGATTGTTCATACTAGTTAGCATATTCTGATTAAGCGCGTCTTGGTTTTGCCCCGCGGCAGTCATGTATGCCCCAGCATCCGCCTGAGCTATGGGCAGAGCACTTTGTATAGCGGCCCTCTGTGAATTACCGGCAGCTATGCTACTATTGCCTAGTCCTCTAGCGGAAGCCATGTCCATGCCAGATTGCCGGGCTAGCCTCATGTACTCACTATCCTGCCCTATTAGTCCATTAAGTTGCTGGGAAGTCAGCTCATTTCCCTGCACATTACGTACATAGGCATTGTTGCCTGAGGTACCTCCTGCATTGAATATACCAGTGGGAAGATTACCGTAAAGCCCTCTTCCCGTTGTAGTAGTGCCAGTAGAGGTACTACTGTAGCCGCCCGTTCCTCCTTGTGGGGGAGGAGAGGGCGGCATCATAGCAGGCCTACCCGCCGCTGTATTATATATAGATGGCATCAAACATCTCCTTTAGCTGGGGAATATTGAAGTAGCAGGGTTTGTAAACTGTGTGGAGGACTCACCACTCCTGCCCCCGTCGGGGGGTAGAACAGCTTTATATTAAAGCTTCTCCCTCTTGATCCCACGTCTGCTACATTCATGGTTGATGCAGGATCTTGTGATATATAGGTAGTAGGTGTGCGGGGCAGACTGATATCAACCGCCTGTCTAGTAGCAGCGCCCGGTTCTCCATAATCGTACCCTACACTAACCTTGAGGGGAGCATACCCATGAGACAGCCCATGACAGGCAATCTTCATGAGCTTGTCTACCTCAAATGCATCTCCCAAAAAGTTCTCGTTCAATCTTATACTATGCTTAATTGGATGACCCATAAAACTCCAGCTTCTGTCAAACTCATAGGCATAGTAAACATTTTGTGCAGCAGCAGCATCTTCCTTAGGACTGTAGTGAGACATATGAATACGCTCCCTACCATACTTGTCAATAGCGGAGCTTCCCGCTAACGGAATAAACTTACCGTACACGCTAGACGAAGCTAATGTATCTGCTACAGTAGTTTTATCATATTGCTGTAAAGTAAACGCTGGGTTACGCTGTGCCCCCACTAGGGTCATAGTCAAGCACATACCGTCCTCAAAGAAGTATCTAATCTGATTCTTACTTCTTACTGGCAGGGCGAACATAAACCCAACTCCGCCCGATAGCCTGTTACTTTTTGTGCTCGAAAACGATTCACCGGTTACTGGTAGTGGGTTACGTGTTCTCTGTATTCTAGGTAGTATCCACGGAGTTATAGCCTCACTAAGTCTGATCCCCGCAAATCCACCATAAGCCGCCGTCTGAGACACTAAACTTATGCCGTTGTTAGAACAGTATAGTGGCTGTCCTATATCTAGCACGGAGTACTCAATAGCCCCCTCTGTTGACATGACAGTAGTCACAGAGTAGTTATCAATATTGGTGCCTGTGATCGTATTAACACTGCCTCGGCAGAACACTCCTAGGGCTGTGCCGCTCATTCTAACCAGACCAGTAACACTATCACCTAAGTCAATACTAACAGCTCCCAGTATTCCCGAGTAGTTTTCAGGATCTCCATTAACGGATAGGGTTACATTACCTGCCCTATATCCCAATGCGAGTGCTGATTGATGGTATGCTATATGTCTAGGCTTATCTTCCGAAGGAGCCAGTCCCGTGTATATGGTTCTAAAATAAAACCCATCATACACGAAGGCCTGACCAGCACCACTAACTCCATAAATGGATTCCCATTCTTCATTACCATAGAAGTTGGACGTAATTAGTTGATATCTACTCTCGTTAGCTTGTAAATCTGCATACGTAGGTAGATAGTTGTAGGATGCATCCTCTTCTACAGTAGCTATAAGAGCACCGCCACCACCAGCCGCTGTGCGTATCTGATCCGTGCCTGTTATATATTGTCTAGTAGCACTGCCCACTGGAACAATGTCAGCTACTTGCATGAAGCCTCTGGCATCGTTAGTTGTCCAATCTCCACTTGCTACGTAGTAGCCTGTAATAGATGCTTGCACGTCATCCGTGCCATTCCAGAAATAATAACTGGACACTGATTGCGTGTAATAGATCCTGAGTTCTACTTTGTCCAGAATAAAATTGGTGGACCCGCTACTGCCTAGCTGTCTTGGCGCGATGTTAAATCCAAAGCCATTTGCTAGATTGGTTCTGATATCAGACAGCCCCCAAGTATCGTACTGACCTCCTAGAGTTACGGAAGTAGAAGATACATAGGAGGTTACATTAGTCATGCTCCCAGTTTTGGATGTGCCTATCTCGCCCGAATTGTCAATGGGCTGCGCCAGCCAGTAAGGATTTCTGCTAACAGCGTTTACACCCGCTCCGTATATAATTAGCTCTACACCAGTGACCTGACTATCCGCGGGCAGGCCAGTAGCAGACGCAAAGTTCTTAACCTGCATATATGTAGCAGGAGTTTGTAAGCTGGAGGAGAAGCTCATGTACTTAGTGTCTTGGGCAGATAGAGCATCTAGCTCATCTGTTGGACCTCCGTTAGCTGTCCAGGGGCCACTAGCATAGTCTACAGCAAATCCGGGAATAGATAAGGAATTCAGGGGAACACTAACTGAGTTGCCTTGTCCTCTAGAGAATACAGTTGGAGGACCATTGCTTTGCCCCCCGGTGAAGGCAAAGGAGTATCCCAAGTTAACATCTTCCCACGCACCCGTGCTAGTAGCTTTGAATAGGCCAGAAGTACTACCATTGCCAGCATAAGAAGTTATAGATAGACAATTAGTGGCAACTCCTCCCCTAACTACTGTTTGTTGTCCCGCGGGAGCGGTCACGTTACTAGAGTTTCCGACCGTTATAGTGCCAGCAGCGTCTGCTGTACTCCATCCCCCAGAGGTGACAGTTACAGCTTTAACCTTAGTAGTGGAGCTAGCTGATGTATCAGTTAGAGTATCTCCTGGAAATACCTGAACACTTCCAGCTGTAAAGCTGTAGGATACATAATCCGATATAGCATACAAAGCATCCTTGTACCAGTGCAGGGCCGTTAAAGGACCATTTCTGTCTGTGCTTGCTAGACTATTAGGAGCCATCCTTACTCTATTGTCAGAGTAAAAAGAGGAGTTCATGCTGGCCGTGGAGGTAGCAGCTGTGGTGTCGTAGTAAATTAGTATATCCACTACAGTAGCAGATTCTGAGCTATCAGCGCCCTTTAATATAGTGGATGACAATTTCATGGCAAGAAATGCCCTGTAGTTAGTTATAGCAACTAAATACTTCTGCTGGGAGACCACAGAACTTACTACATGCCCGATTATCCCAGCGGATGTCTCCCCTATATCCATGTTATACAGGGCTTCTCCCGCAATGAGCCCAGTAATAATTCCTGCGTTGAATGATATTTCAACTAAATTGGTATATACAAGGGAACTGTTATATCCCTTGTCGTCATAAATCTCGTACCCATTAATGCGAGAGTAGCCCAGTCTGTCCACTATCTCGTAATTGAGGCACTCAGAAAGAGTGCCTCTGTTTGTATCTAGAGCCTCGTCCACAAAGTCAAGGCCCCCCTGTAAGGGGAGCACAGCTTTTTGGTATTGATTCTCTGAGGGCATTAGTATAGTCTCTTAGGCTTTATGTGGAATTTTGGTCGATACTTAATCTGTAGACGTTGTAGCAAGTCTTTGTAATACCGTTCTGCGCGCCTAGCTACGGAAGGCTGCTCATCAAACTCGCCGTACATCCTGACAGCCAGCCACATAACCAAATCAGTAAAATCCGCTGGAAGCCCCTTAGGCTCATCGTCCCACTCCACCAGATTTTGTGGAGTCCGTGAGTAACTGAACTTGAGAGTCACTGGCCTATCGGGGTGTGGATACAACCGCCATCTGCCCGTGTTATCTTCTGTTATGTAGATAGGGGTGGACGGAGGAGTGGTGAGATTGTCATATTGCACAGAGAATATGTGCCACGGCACAAAGGTTAGTGGTCTAGTCGTTGACGGACTATCTGCCTCGTGGTCTATGATATGGAAACTGTTGTTATCAATCTCACTCGCCTCATGCACGTAGTCGTTGCTAGAGCTCTCCTCGGAGAATAGAAAGCTCTTCCAGCTATGCAGGTATGCAGTATTAGGTATAAACGTTATGGTAGGTATACTTGGGGAGGGTAAGGAGCCAAACTGAGCACTGTAGCCTGTCGGAGTGCCTGCGTCATTGTATACTTCCCCTACGGTAAATCCCGTCCAAGTACTTGTATCCTTGTATACATATCCTACAGCAGAGCCAGCGGCCATGATTCCGTGGAAGTCTACACTGTTACTTCTAAAAGTAAATCCCGAAGTTCCTCTAGCAGCATCGTTAGTGTTCGGGTTCATTGAAGTTATCTGAGCGGAGACTGGCTCTAAATATTTAGGAAGCATTACACCATTGTATGTGGCTAAACTGCTGATCCCAATGTACACAAAATCTCCTACTTCTATCCCGTCCGCAAAAAACGTGGGGGCGGGGGTCATAGCTCCTACAGTATATTCATACATGACTCCTAGAGGATAGAAATAATCCCCCCCTGCCTTAAATGAGTACTCACTAGCAGGGGCGCTGCCACTGGCATCTAGGTCAAGGTATCCAAAGTCTCTACCTCCTACGTCACTATACTGAGTGAAGGTAAGATCTTTATACGACGTGCCAATAGCCACGTCATTATATAGCAGCGCACCGTCTGTACCAAATATATCAATAGTAGCTGGAGGCACCGCAGTGGCTAAATCTGTCTCTGTGTAGAACATAAGGCCAGGCTGCAAGGTCACAATAGCCTGGTTGTTTAGAAACTCCCAGTCGAACGCTACCTGCTGCACAGTCTTCCAAGCACGAGCAACCCACGTCTTGAACCTGTTAAGCATTGGCTCTGTGTTAGTCGTGAAGTCGCTTCCGTCCTCCGCGTACAGAGCTAGGTCTGCTCCTGATTCATCAATAGCATTATTAACAAGTGAAACGTAGGTTGCCATGCTCTCTCCTTACATACTCTTCATAAATGCTGCTTGTCGCTGTTGCGCCATAACAGCATCACTGGGCCAATAGCCATGCTTCTCAGCGAACTCGCGCTTAGGCTTTAGCTTAGCTTCTCGTTGTACTTCTAGTCCCGGACGTGGGTCAGGGCCAGGCTTAGATTCAATGAGCGTGAACGGATAACTTTCGTTATCAACAAATCCCGTAATGCGGAAGTCGTTATCCATATTAGGCACCAGTTCCCTAGCTGCCCGTAGCACGCCCACCACCTTGTTTGGTACGTCACATTCCACATTCTGCGGGATACCAAACTTCTTGTCATTAACTGACACGAAGATTGGGGCTTTACCCCTAAACTGTGTTGGATGAACTTTGATCCGGGACCAGCCCGGTTTAAGCTCTCCAATAGCCGCAGGAGCGAAGTCAAATTTCTTGGCCTCTTCCTTGATTAGATTGCGGATATCGTCCGCTGAGTGTTCCCTTGTAATAGGGATTCCATAATTTTTCTTAGCCGTTGCGCGAAGCTCTTGTAGAGTCATCTCTTCTAGACGTAGGCTAAGTTCGTTAAATTCTTGTTCTTGATTGTGTTCCATTATTTATCCTCCTCAAAGAGGAGGGGGAACTCCCCCTCCTCCAGATTGTTGATAACCTATTTAGCGGGCTATGTTACGGCGCATTACCGTTGTAGTCGTATGTCTGCGGCTGGCTGTAAGTAATTGAGCCGGACAGAGGATACGCACTATTGCTAACACCAGAGATTGTACGAGCCGGGTATGCGTACTGATACTTAACCCGCGCAGTGATATGCTTGTCCCCCGAAGTTACAGCAGTACCGGGGCTCGCGCTAAGTACCAGCACAAGATCTGAGACCACACTACTCACGGGGAACGGATTGATGTTGAATATATCACCAGTACCGCCTCCGGCAAACCTCTGGATATTCTTAGCTACGCCTGAGTTGATGTTTAGTACAGTAGCGGTAAAGATACTGTTATACCCAGTAACTGCCTCCACTGCTGTACTAGTTTTAGCTGTGGTGGAAGGGACAGTGCCCATAGCGCCTGCCACCGCCGCAGAGGCATTACTATCCAGCACACCTACAGTAAGATCCACGGATAGGATGTCTACGTTCTCCCCTACCTTACAGAAGTAAAACAGGTCATTATCTGCTACGCCTTTACCGTCTGGTACGGTGATAGTAAAGGTAGCTTCCGCAGGCTCCACCTGACTATCCGGACGAAGCCGGATGTTCTTTAGGTAGCCGTCACTTTTAAAAATTGCCATTTATGTTAGTCTCCTAGATTAAGAAAGGGCAGTAGCGGCTACTTCTAGACGCGCCATCCAAAGCTCATTCAAGCGAACAGCTTGATACCAAATCTTCCAGGCCACGAATGGGCGCTGGCCAAGAGGATCGGAAGAGCTGGCACCAATCTTGGCGTTGTTAACCACCATATTGATGCCATTAACACCTTGTAGAGGCACGGTGCCATACGCATTCTTACCGACCAGGATGCAAGAATACACGTCTGCATTACTGCCACTGGTAGAGCGCATGGTCGTAGTAGTGCCACCGCCGTCCGCAAGAGGAGCAAGCTGCGGAGATAGCAAGATGCGTACCTCGTTTAGCTTACCGATCTCAGCATCGGGGTCGAGCAGCTTACCACTACCGTAGTTTTCAACCGGCACGAAACCATCACACTGGCGGAAGTCGTGCTCCAAGTCTACGTGTGCGAACAGCACATAGCTAGGATTGACATTCTCAGTGTTGAAGTTGGTGCTTGAGCTAATCTTGGTGGTGATCTTTTCCGCCAAGTTACGCTTCAGCTGAGTGACAGCGGCCTGCACAAGAGCAGCATCCACTGGAGTGTTTACTGCCGAGGTGGCAGTACCGTTGGCGTAGAACACCTGAGTACCACCCTTAAGAACACCCCACAAAATCATTTCCTTGGTGTTAGCTACTTGGTCCGAAAGGACAGTCATAGCATCATCAAGAACACGATCCTCATGTAGGTCCATGATCTTATCAGTTAGCTCAATCCAGCCCCCAAACTGAGCGATCACAGTGGTTAAATCTTCATACACTAGCTGGTTAGGGGCAGGAGTTACGCCCTCTACTAGCTGCGCGGTGTTCACGGGTAGCGGACGCAGACGACGCCACTTAATCACTTCACCCTTGTTCTTCGGGAGGGGCTCCACGCGACCAAACTTGTCGAGGACAAGCTTCGGCTCTAGGCGCTCCAATAGTTTACTTACGGCATGAATACCAACCCGTGGGCTAATATCACCAAAAGTTACAAAATCAGGCATTTAAGATTCTCCATATTTATCGTTGATTGTTTCGTTTCTTTAGCAAGCTAAGAAGCATATCATCTGCCTGTTCTACAGTGAGAGGACCATTACTCTCCACACTCACATTAGGTGTTACAGGCTTACCAGATACGGGGGCCTGTGATAAGCGCCGCTCCCTGTTGTCTGAGATAGCTTTAGCTTTTTGCGGATCAATTACCGGCTGACTCTCCGTGGGTGCGTCTGGCGTGATGCGCCCAGAATTAATCATATCAATAGCAAACTGATTAAACACAGCAACATAGTCGCGGTGATCCTCCGATTCCATCACCATCTTCTTCATGATGGGGGACGCCTCGTTATCAAGCCATCCCTGAAACATCGGCTGCTGAATGATATTAAATGCGTCTGGGACAACCTGTTCCAGCTTAGCACGCTCTCTTTGTACCAGTTCTTCCCTTCCTGCCTGCCTGTAAGATTCCTGCACGGCTACAAGGGGATCAATGGTAGTACGTCGTAGTTCCTGTATTTCAGCCTTGACCCGAGCCTCTAGCTGGCCTTCAATAGCTTTGGCCAGTACAGGGTCGTGCTCAATTAGTTGCTGCCACTCTTCAGGAGTAGTGGGTGCGGCAGTCTGTTGCTGCGGCGTGTTCTGGGCGCTAAGCTGCATTAGCTTAGCCTTTAGATCTTCTGCTTGTTTCTGAAAAGCTCTAACCCTGCCGTCATCGGAGCGAATACGCTGCTCTGCTTTAGCTAGCAGTTCTAGCTTCTCACTAACCTTGCCTCTAACATCTTCTGACAAACCGGAAAGCCAGTCATCTGAATTAGCTGGAGTCTGCGTCTCCCGCACTTCCTCTGCTGGCTCTACTGTCTCTTCTGTATCGGGGGCGGTAGCCTCTACATCTTCAACATTCTCTTCAATGGGAGCATCCTCTTTTGTAGGGGCTCCCTTTGAAAGTGTCTCTAGTAGTAGCTTATCAGCATCCTCAACTGTAAAGTTCTCGTCGCTCATTGGTTCCTCTTTGTGTTAGCGGCAAGTGTAATAACTTGCGGCAGTTTAAGTAGTTCTTTGATAATGTTAATCTTGGCCTTCAGCACTAGATCAATCTCTCTCTCATTGTCAAGATTTTGTAGGGCAATAGAAGCATTATCTAATTGGCGTTTAAGCGCATCTTCTAAAAGTTTCCACGCCTCACTCTGGGATAGGTCGGACATTAGTTCCTCCCGCCTTATTCATTGCCTGACGTTCCTTACTAGCTGCCTCCATCCCTGCTAGGAATAGCTGGGTCTGGCGCTGCATTTCCTCACTATCAGCCTTGGCCAAAATCTGCATACGGGCCTGCTCATCCTTAGAAGCCACAGCAGCCATCGCAGACTCATAATCATACTGAGCCTTAATGACCTGCGCCCTAGCTTCGGCCATACGAGTTTGGTTGGTGTTAAACTGGACCTCAGCCTGTATGTCCGCTAGTCTCTCTTCTTGAGCAGCCTTAACTTGCGCTATCTCTCTCTCTAATTGTAGACGTTCCTTATCCAGCTCAAGACGCATCCTATCTGTCTCAGCCTTCATTAGATTGGGATCGGGCGGAGGGGGCTGGGCATTAGCACGCTCCTGCTCCACCTGTTCTGGACTCTTAAGAATACTGGAGTAAGGAAGCCTCATTCCCATTAAAGTCACTTGGGTGAGTTCGTCCATATTAACCCACTCACCTACTGGACTGCCCTGAGCAATCTCCTGACGTAGAGCCTGAAGCTTCTGCATATCCTGAGTGTTACGGAGATAAGACGTAGACGTACGAACATCTATTTCGTACGATCCCTTAATCTCCTCCTTAGGATTGAATTGCATCTCCCAGTCATACATGGCGGTGATAAGCGGTTCTGTGATATCATCATCCCATTCCTCACTCTTATAAAAGAGTGGAGATGTGGCATTCTGATTCATCAGAGCCATTCCAGTGGCGCTGTCTCCTGCTCCGGTGGGTAGTCCTAATCCCGATAGAAGGAGAGGAATACTGCTCTCTTCATCCGCCAGCTGCTTGGCCAGCCCGAACAAACTAGACAGCCCTTCATACGCATTAGGTGGCGTAAAGAAGGTGATTGCCTTAGATAGGTCGGCTCCGTACTCTGTGCTATACCACACCTTGAATGGGGTACACTCCAGACCGCCGTCCGCAGGTGTGATGAGCGTAGTGTCTACAATAACCTGGGGGCCAGCAGAAATACCTGCATTATCCAGCATCATCTTGTAGGTTTCATTAACCACACGTTGGCCGTCTCTTGCCAGCATCGGGATACCAAAGCCAAATATGCTTGCTGGATCGGGTTCCCATACGGATACACAGTAAGGAACTTCCTCACATCCCTCTAGGTTGGACAATTCCACCTTAATCACAGTGCCGTTAACTGCCCACACCTCTGCAAATCTTTCATAATCATTGGGGCTATCGCAGCCGCAAGCATCTAACATCTTTTTAGTAAGAGGGCCATGATATTCAATAAGAGTATAGCGATTTTTGCTAGTATTCCCGCCCTCTGTGAGGAAAGCAGGATCATTGAACGGACTATTACTGTACTCTTTAGGTTCGTCTTGTAATACTTTCTGCAACTGGTCCTGCATAAAGTCGGGGCGTTGTAGTAGTTCCTTCATCTCTGTACGAGACTTAAGGTGTACCTCTATGCTGTCCTCACATTTACGAATATCTGTAACAGAATCATCGGGAAAGAAGTACCATGGATTTACTCTTCGTACTTCCGGCACACGTTCCGCGCTGAACACTGGAACTCTCAGTACTTTTCCGTCCTCCAGCTGCGCTTTAGCGTAAGTCTTCTTGAGCTTGCTGGAATTGAGTGGCTTTTTCATAATGCCAGTACCTAGCACCACTCTATCTTTCATAGCTACACGAGCTTCTTGGGGATAGCGCGAGCAATTCAGGTGGTACTGAATCTCCGCTGACATGAGATTGGCCTTATGAGAACCGATCTCCTCCGGTCTCACCTCTCTCCCAGCCACCTGAGAAGCTTGCTGTACTTCTTCATACGAGGCTTCTGGTACTGACGGAGGATTGATGTCCCAATTCTTGTCTCCCGCAGCAAATTGATAGGCGATAGTTTGAGAAGCCGCTGCATCACACTTAACACGTATGATGTTTACCTCGGGCTTCCTATTATCTATGTAATTATCAATGGTTTTGAATGGATCTTTTTCTGTAGGAGCCAGTGCCCTATTAGATAGGGAGCCTAAATAGAGGCGCTGAGCCTCCAGCCACTGGGCCTCCTTCATCTTTCTCCTGCCCATGCGATCACTGAGCTTACCATCGATGTCCCTGCCCAGTGATTCCAGTAGACGTAGGCGCTCTTGCTCTAATTTTAGAGCCTCCTCCTCTGCCATCATCACCATTTCTTGCACTGCCTCTACAAGTTCTTCAGGAGATATGCCTGGAGGTAGCTGTTGTTCTGCATTTTCAGACATTATATCTTCGTCCTTTCTGTTTATAGGCCATAGTGCTTGTATGAGAAGGCTTAGCTGCTGCCAAATGTATGCTATTTACCATATATCTTAGGGCGTCCATACCATGATCATTCTCTTTTACAATCTTACCTTTGTTGTCTCTTCGGTAGATTAGATACTCATTCTGCAAATTACGGGTAGTGGAAGAAAAGAACTTAAGTTTGCCCGTCTCCAGCCTACTCCACACTTTCTGAATACCATCTTCTATACTATTATCCGCCAATCTTAGGCGTAGCCCTAGTGATCTATACTCTCTTACTAGCTTAGATCCATCGAATTGATTTGACTGAGCTGATGCTGGGTCAATTACTCCGGGCATCCAGTCGGATGCCACACGCTTAATTGCGGCGGCATTTATCTCTGGCACTTTCTTCTCCCCCACATACTCTCCGTAAACATACAAAATGTCTGTGTTAGGATCATGTGCGCCGAATGCAGCTGCTGTGTATCTCCAGCCTACATCCATACCATACAAGTGCTTGTAGTATTTTGGTATTTCAAAGGGTTCACACAAAATATCATCCAGGGGGATAGGATAGATAGCTCCGCTGCCTATGGTAGGCACGCCCCTACTAACGGTTGCTCTTAGATGAGGAGGAGTGGAGGCCAGGATTTCTGCCTTTGTTTGGTCGTCCAGCCATGGAACATCATCCCATCCTATGGTGATGGTGGCCCTGGAGGGCTTTAGGTCAGTCATCCTTGTTGCCCTCCTCGGCTTTCATCAAGGCCATAGCCAGCTTAAGATTGGGCAAGCCCTCACTACCAGCTAGCATATCTGATGTAGACAGCAAATCTGCTATAAGTCTGGTGAGTCCTTCTTTCGGGGTTATGGTGTGGATGATACGTCCTTGCTGCTCTTCCTTCTCAAAAGCTGTACGAATCACCACTTCGTTGTAAATAAGCTCTGGGCATGGCTCATCTAAATGAGCCCAGTGCCTCTTAACACCGAAGAAGCTAGCTGTGTCCTGCTTATAAGCCTTGAATCCAATCTCGCTCCACCTGCCTGAGGTGTGCTTAATCTTCACAAAGTCAACCGCACCAGCAACAGCACTCATATTCACACGTCCTATGCAGGATCGTGGAATCATTCCTGTACCGAAATTGCCCTTCTCTCCTAGCAGTACTTTCTGTAAGGTGTCTCGCGTAGTTTGGGCAGTCATGCCCATGCTCCAAGCGTCTATGGGACCGTCGAAGTAGCATCCCTCCCACCAGTCTGGATACAGCCCAGTAACTAGAACGGCAGTTATGTAACAGCCTAGATTCGTCTTTCCGCTTCTGTTCCCTCCCAGTACTAAAGTTTCTCTGTAGTCTCGTGTGGCTTTAATAGCCGCCGCATGTTTAGGTAGTTTTTCAATACCGTAGGCTGACCCCGGTATAAACCATTTTTCCAAACCTGCCGTCCTATCATATTCTTCGAGCTTATCCACAACTTGGATAAGCTCCCTTAGTTCGTCTGGGTCAATATCCCCACTCTCAAGAAGCTTCTTAGCTTGCTCTAAAAGTTGTGCTGGGTCCAAAACTGTTCTCCTGTGCGGCTTCTCCTGCGGAGTAGCGGCTAATACGTTTGAGTCGACTGTTCAAATCTTTGAGCAACGACTTGGGATCTTCTTGTTCTTTTTCTTCGACAGTGAGATTGCTGGACTTCTTCCATCCGAAGCGGTGGTCCATGTTAAGAGCCCAGAAGCTGTATTCTCCTGATCCCTTGTTAGAGGCGCACTTGCGCCCCAGCTTTAGCCACCAAGCCTCAGACGCCACCCTGCCATACTCGATTAGATTGGCAAAGTCTTTGTCTGTCTTTAGCTTCTTCTCAAAGTCTTTGGGGAGGATACGCAGAAGCTTCATCACTTCCTTGTCACTACCTCCCTCCTCGTAAAGCTGCATCATAGTTTCTAGCATACTTCTACCGTCTGCTAGCTGTTGACGCTCTTTATTGGATGGTCGGCCTGCTTTCCGTCGAGGCTTCTCCGTCAGTGTTTCGAGGGTAAAATCCTGTAGTATTTGAGACATAATTTCCTTGGCCGTCCGGGATTAAAATTCTTTCTAGCTCTGCTGGGTCACTGAGTAATTTGGCAACTGGGTGTACATTTTCAATAACCCCATCCACCATATCTAGGCCAGCTAGCATAGGGCTAACCACACCTGTATCACTGTCCATGCCCATAACCAGTGCCACCTGCCCCTCCGCGAATGCCGTGTACAGGGCCTGAATAATGGCCGGTAGTGCGGGATTCTGCTCGTTGGTGAGAATGACAATAGGAGCTTTGTTCTTCTTTGATTTCTTAGCCATGTGTTTCCTTGTAGCGGCTCTTATCGAGCGGCGTATTCGTTGTGCATCATCCTATAGGCTAGCCTATCAGCACGTCCCTTTACTTGGCGTGCCCACTTGCTTAGTAGCATATTGGTGGCTGCTCTAGCGTAATTGCGTTCGTTAATAAATCGTAATGTGTTCTTGAATCCTGAGAGCCTATCTCTTCCTAAGTTGAATGCCATATTAACCATGACACCCTTTCTAGGGCCAGACATATTTTCCCAGTCTAGGCACAGGGATTTAGCATCTTCAAGAGCTTCAAGCATATCGACCTTAAGTAGGCTAATAGCTTCTTTCCTAGAGATTTTATCACCTTCCTTCACTCCTCCAGTATGCCCTACCCCTATAGTGAGTACGCCCTCAGTATCCCTGTAGGCGCGCAGTTTTAGTCCCTCATCTAGCAGGATTTCTTCTGCTTCCCTTTCTTGCCAGTCCACTGTCCTCTTCCTCCTCTGTCCCTCTGGATAGAGCTTGTGTACGTTTGTTCATAACATCCTGTAGTACGTTAGCTCCGTTATAGAAGAACAGGATGGAAGGCACAATCACCTCAAGCTGTGTTACATCCCTTCCTATGTAGAGAAGGAAGAACACAGCTATGAGGCTCCCTATTGTTATGAGGGTTTTGGTGGATAGTAGCCGTTTCTTAAGGGATACGTAATTATCCACCGCCTGAGCCGTCTCTACTAACTCCTATAAGTGCTGTTGTTGGGGGCTTATATACTACGTAATCCCCCGGCTCCGTTATATGTATATGGGGGTTGGTGTTTGTAAGAACCACTAGTTTCCCATCTCTTATCCACTCCACCCCCGTCGGATCTGCACCTACCAGAATAAGAATCGTGGCCCCCACCCTCTCAGTAATAGGTAGGCCATCAGCATCATATAATGAAATATGTGCGGAAGCTGCATCTGCCACAGTTACAGTTGTGGACGCGGCTGACCCCTGCGTCGCTCCCAAAATTGCTATACTCATACTTATAGTTTCCTATTAGCCTACACGAATAAGCTTTAGATGACTACCTGCATACAGGGTAGAAGTGCCAGAAGCGGCCGTCTGTGCAAACTGTAGAGTCATGACACCATCAGCATCTGGGATGTAGAAGCCCGTAACATCTACTGCTAGAATAATGCCTGCTGAGTTCATAATTACCCCACCAGATGTAGCCTGCTGCGTCACTATAGTGGAAGCTAGGCTAGCCGTGCCAGTGATAGTGACTGTAGGTGACGTCTGACCAGACACAGCAAGCTGTGCCTTAACACCGCCAGTGGTAGTACCTAGAGTGAGCAGCTTGCCATCGATTCGGTACTTAGCTCCCTTCTTAACATTAAACGTAATATCTGGAACTGTTGCATACGTAGTGGTAGTAGCCGTTACATTCGATAGGAGTGTCTTACCTACTGTACGTCTAAAAATCTTCCCTAGGTTAATCTTCTCCTGTGAGGAAAAGATGGAGGAAAGATTGAGACTATCTAGAAAATCATTAGGACCCATTGGACGTGCCATTATTTGTTTCTCCTGTTATTAGGGGGCTTTATTACCCTATATGTCTATTTACGTCTGTAAAGCGATTTTAGCCTCTTCTTAGGGGGAGTGGCTACACCCCTAGCTGTCCCCTATGGGGGGCTCTCTTAAAAGCTCTTACAGGAGCTTCTAGAGGCACTTGGTTAGCTGTTAATGAAGTCTCGTATGCTTGTGCCCTGGGGGCGGGAGTTCCCCACACGCTTGCTACTGGATTGCCCTGAGTCTATATACTGACCTAGAGACATTCCCTGTGAGCGTGCCTCTGCCCTGTCGTTGTTTATTTCATGGAAGGGCATTCCTTGTCTCCCGAAGCCTCCTCCGCGGGGGCCCAGGCCTGCTCCTAGCATAGATTCTATACCAGACAGGCTAGCTTGCCCTACTCCCATACCTATGGTTCCTCTGGCCCCCGAGGCTGTGTCCCCCGAGTAGCCGAAGCTGGGTCCTCTGGAATTACTAACCCCCCACATGGGAGAATTAGCCACTTGCGGCGAGGAGCCTGCTGCTACGCCAGAATAGTTTGAGCCACTAATAGCTTGGTTGTAGATGTCTTCGCCAGAAGGCTGGGAGCTATTTCCCCCCTGATAAGGGAATGCTCCCGTCCCACTGCCAAAGCCTTGGTAGCCGGGAGAATTATATCCTCCCAAATTAACGTCCCACATTCCGGGGCGCTGAATGAGGGGGCCTAGCTGTGGGCCTGTGTATGGACCAGAGCTATTTCCAAAGAATCCTCTGATAGTTTGTATGGGATGGTTGAGCATCTGCCCGAAGCGCGTATCTCCAAGCCTATCGCCCGCCATACCTCCCGCAGTACTGCCCACTCTGGCTCCTATAGGCCCTCCTCCCGCTCCTAGCACTCTCCCTACGAGGGCTCCTAAGAATCTGGTTACAGTATTACTGCCTGCCTGTCCATACTCTGACATACTCTCTCTTCCCCCATCATTAGCTGGTTTTCTTTATTCTGAGCAAATCTGGTCTAATGACTAGAGGGAGAGAGGCTCCTTGATATATATCATATAAAGCTTTTATATAAGAGCTTTTATATATAATATATAATATAAATATATATGCTCTTATACGGCTTCTAAAGAAGCCTGTTTAAAATACTAAACATAGAGCTTAGTCGCTCTAGCTGTTCGGCTTCTAAACACTGAAAGCTAAATACTAACATAACAAGATCTATCCCTTTCGAGAAGCTACGAGTAGCTCCTCCTGTTCTCCTAGCATAGTCAATGTGCAGCTAGGAGCAACAGCATAAATGTCCTAAACCAATAACACAGTCGTGCTCTTCCTGAGCAAGCTATTGGTATTACCCTTTATTCTCTCATCCACTAGGATGTATTGCGTTACAGCCATCTCTGGCTGATTCCCGAATAACGCCTTCATTGGCGTGCTCTTCGTATCAAGGCGTGCGTTACAGCACGTTAGCCTCAAAGAGATTTATCAACAGGTGCCTTTTCCTGTCAATCCCCTCCCTCACTACAGGACGGGTAGGACATTCGTTGAATATCCGTTAGGACATTCATACAGCAGAATAGAGCCGTAGCTCCATCCTACATCCCTACTATACCACACCTTTAGAGATTTGTCAAGCTTTTTTTTCAATCATTTTGAAAATATTTTCATTCGTTCAGGATTTGTTCAGCTAAGAGCTCCCCGTCCGCCAGCACCTTAGCCCCCACGACAACGTATAAGTTGCTGAGAACATAAGGCTTCTTGGTGTCCCATCTCCTTATCTGTGGCCTTACAGGCTCCTTCTCCAACATCCCATTCCCTCCCCTCATACGCCAAGCTGGCTTTGTGCTGCCGTCCCCCAGGGTGATGTTTCCTGCCTTCTTCCATAGCAGCCGCCACTCATCAAAGCTCAGTATCTCGTTATACCACTGGGGGTGCTGACTCCTTAGGCTACTCCTCCACTGATTGTACCTACCCTTGAAAGTGGTTTTGTCTCTAATCCACTTAATACGCGATTTAAGGAGCTTCTCTGGGTTGGCCCTGTCCTCCCTCTTCTTTTCCCTCCGACGCTTCTCTCGCGTCTTGTGGTGCGTTCTAGGGGCATTTGATTTGAAGCCTGCTGTGTGCAGGAAAAACCCCCTCCCCTCCAAGGCCTTTATCTGCTTGAGGATAGAATCCTCAGTAATTGATGAGATTGTTTGTATTTTCATGGTCCTACCCTACCATATCTTGGGGTATTTGTCAAGCTTTATTTAACACTTAAAGCAATTATATTAAACACTTATGCTCTGTGTACTCTTAAGCTGTTGTTTTTATTATAAAAAATAATACCCCGAAAATGGAAAATGTGTTTCTAACAAAGTAACAAGGTCCCTACGGTGCCCACCCCAGGGGGCCAGGGGCCAAGCTGCTACCCCCTCCCACAAAAGTATACTTCTGCAATCGTCCACCTATCCCCTCGTCCACTCCTCCCCTTCTGCCT